CCGCTAGCTTTCCCATGCGGCCACGATCCCGACCGCAACCGTCTGCCCCTGGAAGCCCCCGCATGGCCCCCGAAGCCCTCTCGTTCACCATCACCCCTCCCGCAGCCCCCGACGCGCCTTCCCGGCCCTCCAGCAGCCCCCGCGAACGCTTCCTCGCCCTCGTTGACCAGGCCGCACGTGCCCTGGAGGCCGACATGCGGGCGCCGAGCCTGTATCAGCAGGGGAGGCAGGATGAGCGGGAGAGGCTCGCCACGTGGCTGGAGATCCGCGAATGCCGGCTGCCGCCCAACGCCCGGGCCGTCCGGACTGAGCTCAGCAACATCCGAGCCATGCTTAATGCCCAGACCTAGACCGGGTTGTTATGATGCGCTTGCGGTTCTGATCCCTGCCGGGTGGCTGAGTCTGTCGCTATCCAGAAGCTCGGTGGGCGGCAAAGCAAGCTCACCGAAGAGCTGATCGCAAAGGCTCGCGATCTGGCAGCTTCCGGTGCTCCCGATAAGACTCTCGCCGCTGCCTGTGGGGTGTCTGTCTCGGCCTGGATGCTCTGGCTGCGCAATGCTCGATCAGGGTCAGGATCTGAGCTTGAAATGAAGTTTTTAGAAGCAATCCGTGAGGGAAGAGCAGAAGGCGAACTGATCCATGTTCAGAAACTCCATAAAGGCGACTCGAAGGATTCGCAGTGGCTGCTAACTCACAGCCCCTATTGGCGTGATACATGGTCTGACGCATCTGCGATCCGGCGTGCAAACCAGCGGCAGATGGAAAGCGTTGTTTCGGCAATCGAAGCGTCGCAATCCATGACCACCGAGCAAAAGCACGACCTGTTGCTGCAGCTTCAGGCTCGCGGCCTTGGCGGTGTGCCGCAGCAGCAGGAAAGCGATGCTGACGGCTGATCCCCTATTGGCTGCGATCGCACGCCAACGGCTGGCGCTGCGTAAGACCAGCCCCGTTGCCACCAGCTACACCCGCTCCTTCGGCGACCACATCGCAGCCGTCTACCCACGATTTCCTTTCACCCGCCATAACACCCGTCTTGTAGAGATTGGCCAGCGGGTCGGGACAGGCGAGATCCCGAGGCTGCTGCTGATGATGCCGCCACGGCACTACAAGTCCACGATCTTCAGCCGGTTTCTCCCGTCGTGGTTCATCCGACGCAATCCTGACAAGACTTGGGGGCAGGGCGCCCACAGCCAGCCACTCGCTGAAGAGTTTGGCCAGGCTGCACGCGACTATTTCGCCGCTTCCGGTGGTGAGATTGACCCCAGCAGCTCCGGCAAAGGCCGATGGAAGGTCGCCAGCCACCTCGGCGGCTTCTGGGGCGCTGGCGTCGGCAAAGGCACCGGCCTGCCCGCTGACTTTCTGAACGTTGACGACCCGATCAAGAACCGGCAGGAGGCCGAATCCGCCGCCTACCGCCGCCAGCTTTACGACTGGTGGTCAACGGTGCTCAACACCCGTGAAGAGCCCGGCTGCCAGAAGCTCATCACCCACACCCGATGGGCTGATGCCGATCTCATCGGCTGGCTGATCAGCCAGGTTGAGGAACTGGAGCGCGACGGCCACGCCGATGCGGCCGAGCCTTGGCACGTGATCCAGATGCCGATGGTCGCCGAGCCGGTGCAAGTCGCAGTGCCGGCATCGCTGACACTGGAGGCCGACACCCGCGAGCCTGGCGAAGCACTGGACCCTGAGCGCTTTGACGCCGAATGGGCCCGCAAGAAACGTCTCAACACACCCGACCGCGACTGGGCAGCGCTGTATCAGCAGCGACCCCAGCCATCAGGCGGCACGGTGTTCAACGAGGCGATGTTCAGGTTCTACGGCACCCGTGAACGGCCTGGCCTTGAAGGTGATGCGCTGCTGCCCGATCGATTCGTTCGCAAACTGGCCAGCGTCGACTGCACGTTCAAGGACAACCCCGGCAGCGACATGGTGGCCATGCAGCTATGGGGGCAAGACGCCGCCGGGGCATGGCTGCTTGACCTGGTGAACCAGCGGCTCGACTTCAGTGCCACGATGGACCGCATTTCGCTGCTGTGGCCGACGTGGGCATTTGGCGAGCTACTGGTTGAGGACAAGGCGAACGGCAGCGCTGTCATCTCGGCCCTGAAGCGTGCCGCCGCTCGCTTCCTCTTGCTTGCGGTCGATCCGATCGGCGGGAAGGTGGCCCGCGCCAATGCTGCGACGCCTGAGTACAACCAGGGCCGCGTGTTCTTCCCCCGCTGGCATCCGCTGACGCCGCTGCTCACAAGCCAGCATCTGAAGTTCCCGGGCGACACCTACGACGACCAGGTTGACGCCGCCAGCCAAGCGATCAACTACATGCAGGGCACCGGCCCGATGCGCGTCACCACGGTGTCATGGGGCCTCGGCGCCGACCTAGGCCCGATGCCACCTGCAACGCCGACGACGGGCCACGGCGAACGGCGACTGCTGGAAGGCATGCCGCCGCTGGCTGATCCGGACGACGAGGCCTTCTTTGGCTGACCCCCCGCACCTGTGACCATGACCGCAACCGCCCCACCAAGACCGAGACGCGGCGCCCGCAGCCTGAAGGTGCGCGAGGCGCCTGTCGGTGACACGTCCAAGCTCGGGAGCTTCCCGGCGCCGACGGCGATCTCTGAGCAGCTTGTCACCGAAAACCTCAAGCTTGCGTTTAGCCGCGCCAACCGGTACGCCGCTCGCACGCGGATGCCGTTGGATGATCTCGAAGCCGCGGCCTACGTCGGCCTGGTCCGTGGTGCTCGGGCGTTCGACCCAGCCCGCGGCTGGACATTCAGCACGTGCGCCGTGCGGTTCATCGATGGCGCGATCCTCCGGTATCTCCGCGACCGGGGCCACGCCATCAAGTTCCCCATGCGTTGGCGGGAGATCGGTCCGAAGGTCCGCCGGCTGCTGAATGAGGGCAAGACCCTCGCCGAGGTGACGGAAGCGACCGGGATGGAACCCGACGAGATCCGCGCCTTCATGGCTGCCACGGCGGCGCCGGGTGAGATCGACCCCAACCTGATCGGCGCGTGTGATCCGCTGGAGTTCGTCGAACCAGGCACGCCTGAGGCCGATGATCTGGAGCGGATCCAGGCCGAAGCGTTCGCCAAGCTGATTCCTGCCGACCGGGTGATCCTGCAGCAGTTCTGGTCGGACCCTTCGCGGCAGGGTTACCCGATGCGGCAACTGGAGGCGCTGGATCGCGCCGTGCGACGGATCACGGGGCCAGCTCAGCAGGCGCGATCAGTGGAGTCGATGCCGTTGGGGTTCAATGTGGAGCTGGCGGCAGTGCCGGAGGAGGGCAAGCGGACCAGGCGGAGCAGGACAGAGCTCGATGATGCAGCGGAGCAGATGGGCCTGCTGGCGTTACTGGAAAACTGAGCCGATGCCGCAGGTTCAATAGGTGCCGCTGCCGAAGTACGACCACCCGGCGACTGATGCGGCGCTGCCCTCGTTTGTGCATCCGGATCTGGATGATGTTCTGGAGGATCTGGAACTCGTTGAGGATGTTTGGCGAAGGCTGAAGGGGAAAAAGGAAGAATACCTGCCCCGTCACCAGAAGGAGCCAAAGGACGCATATAACCTAAGACTAAAGAATGCAGTCTTTACTAGCTTCTTCAAGGAAGGCATCATCGCCTTTGCCGGCGCGTTGTCGCGGTTTGAGTGCCGAGATGCGCCCAAGACCTTTATGGATAACTTGGCGAACATCGATGGCGCCGGGAACAGCCTTAAGGCATTCATGACGATCGCCGATTGTTGGGTGCTCAGGGACGCCGGAACGCTGCTCACGGTGGACATGCCGCCGGGAATCCCCAACGATCGGGCAGTCGAGGGGCAGTCGGCGCGTCGGCCGCACCTTGCAAGGGTGCAGCGTCGGAACCTGCTGAACTGGGACCCGATCGAGGTGAACGGCGTGGAGCGATGCACCGCCTGCACGATTCTGGAATGGGCAAAGGTGAAGGTGGGCCGCTATGGCGCCACCTATGAGCCTCGCTACCGGGTGATGGAAGGCGGAACCTGGAGGCTGCTGCGGCTGGTGAAGCAGGAGAACGGGCCGGATCCGTATCGGGTGGAGGAGGTAGAGGGCGAGACCGGGGAGTTCACCGATCACAGGGGCAACAAACTGGAGTTGCCGCCGGTGGAGTGGTACGGGGCCACGCCGGATGGTTTCGGCCGCGGCGAGATGCCATTGAAATCGCTCGCCGACCTGAACCTGGCGCACTTCTACGAGTGGTCGGATAAGCAGCAGCAGCTCTATCGGACAGTGCTGATCACTCCCTGGCGCGAGGGGGCATCGCCCGGATCGCCGGCCATGGTGCTCGGCCCCCACGGCGGGATCGAGGTGCCGACCGGCGGGAAGGTGGGCCTGCTGGAACCGTCCGGCGAATCGCAGACCCACCACAAGGCGCAACTGGAGCACATCGAGGGCCTGATCGATCGGTTGACGCTGGCGTTCCTCACGAGCGGTGCAGCCAAGACGGCGACGCAGGCGAACCTGGAGTCGGCGCAGCTACAGGCGACGCTGGCGACGCTGGCCGAGGCGAAGGGATCGGCGATGGAATCGATCTACCGCCTGTGGGCAGCGTTCACCGGCGAGGATGCCGTTGAGGGTGCCGGTATCGACATGGCGCCGGGCATTGCGGATCAGCAGGTGACGGGCGAGACGCTGATGCTGGCGGACAAGCTCTACAACAGCGGTCTGATCAGCCGCGAGACGGTGGCGCAGTTGCTGCATCGGGGCGGGCTGCTGGAACCAGGGCGGACGGCGGATCAGGAATTGGCGGCGATCAAGAAGGAGGAGCCGGAGCCGGCGGTGACTCCGGGGGTGAGCGATCCGGAGACGGTTGACTTCACGCCGGCCGCCGCCTGATGGCAGCGATCGGCCCGCGGCAGCAGCGCCTGGCGGATGACTACGCCGAGGCGCTGGAACGTCTCGGGAACCGATCCGTCAAGGCGACGACTGAAGCGCTGGAATCGAGCCTGGCCGACATGCTTGTCAACCTCCGGCGCTTCTATGCCGGCTTTACCGACCCCTCGGCGCTGCCGTACATCAACGCGCAGGGAGACGTCAGCCAGCCCTACAGCTACAGCATCGGTGAGGCGACGGCCCGATACGACACGCTGGTGCAGCAGGCGCGGGAGTTCATGCCCGAGGATCGCCTCCAGGCGTTGCAGGCGATCTATCAGCAGGATCTGGCGGCAGCGACGGCGATGGGCGGCGAGCTGTCGGCAAAGCTGATCAAGCTGGCTGACCGAGCCTCTGATGTGTTCGCCGGATCCAGCCCCGAGGCGGTCAAGGCGGCGGCCGAGATCACCAGCGCTTACATCAGGGGCGAGACGATGGCGTTTCGCAACACCCTGACGCAGATCGTCACCCGCGGCGCCGGGAAGGGCGTGGGGTGGAAGTCGATCGAGCGCGAGATCCGCGAGGCGTTGCGGGGTGCCAAGGATCCGGATGGCATCACCCAGCGGATGGGCCTGAACCAGCGTGCCGAGCTGATCGCCCGCTCCGAGCTCAGCAACGCCTACGTCAGGGCCCAGCAAGACACCGCGAGGGCGGCCGGGTATGACCTGGTGCGATGGGTTGCCACGCAGGACGAACGGACGTGTCTGTTCTGCGGGTCCAGGCATGGGCGAATCTTCAGGGCCGATGAGGTGGTCGCGCCCGCGCACCCTCGCTGCAGGTGCGCTCTCGTGCCAGCCCCTGAAGGTTCCGACACCGCAGGCGACGCCGACTCTGAATACTGGGACCAATCCCGCAAGGATATTGCCGCCGAGATCGCCAAGGCCAAGGGGCAGGAACTGAACAAGGTAAGCGCCGACCTGGCCAAGTATCTGAAGAAACCAACGCCATCCGAACGGCGGCAGATGCCGGGCATTGAGGTAGCGATTCAGCCGGTGGCATGAGAAAATGGGGGCATGGATAACACCCTCGGGCTATTCCTTTCCTTGCGCGTAGGCGTCGCGTTGCGTGATACCGAAGGGACGCGGCAACTGCTGCGCAAGGCGGCCACCGAGCATGATCAGGGCGAGGGTGAGCAGATCGTGATTCTGCTCGCCCGTGGGTTGGATCCGTTGGCCAAGCAATGGCTGGCGAATGTGTTGGGGCCGCGGAAAACTGATGCGATGGCCGGGTGACACCATGAAGAAAGGCAGCTACGGCGGCAAGGGCAAGTATCCAGCGATGGCGAAGGGCACCAAGGGCGCCGGCTCTGGGATGCCAGCCAAGGGCAAGCCTTCAAAGGCGAAGATCAAGAAGGGGAAGTGATCCATGGCTCTGCCCACCCTCGACCCCCTCTGGCGCACAACGCCCGATGACCGCGACCTGATCCGGCAGTACGCCGGCCTGTCGGTCAGCTACTCATCGCTGCAGATCATCACCGATCAGCTCAATGGTGTCGCCAAGCTGTCGGCAAGCAGTGTCGGCCGGGTGCAGGGCTGGATCGATGAGGTCGAAACCCTGCAGGCCGACTATGCGGACCAGGTAGCCGATGGGACGGCACACCTGGGGAACGTGAGCAGCTATGAAGGGCCGACGCCGGGCGCGAAGCTCACCAAGGACGATCGGCGAAAGAAGCTGGACGTGATCGAGTGGGACACATCCCTTCTCACCATCAAGACCTCCAGCAACGGCAACGCAATGAGCACCGCCGACGGCGTGAGGCGGGCCCGGGTGGCGGAACTGAAGGATCTGATCCTGACGGCGGTGGGCCTCACGGTGCCGCAGTCGGATGGGACGTTTCCCGTTTACCGGAGCTGACCAATGCCAATCAGACGCGACGCACGGGGACGGTTTGCCGGTGGCGGCGGCGGCGGCGGCGGCAAGGGTCGCCCAACCAAGGGCGGCCGCAAGCAGTCGTCGCCGAGCGGGCTGCAGTGGGGGAAGAAACAGGATGCCATGTACATGAATCCGTCCGATGCCCGGTCAGATCGGCGTCATTTCGCCAAGCAAATGCGCGAGCTTGACGCCAAGAAGTCCGCGGCGCAGAAGGAACTGAAAGCGCTGAAGGAGAAGCCCGCCCGCCAGCGGCAGAAGCTGCAGCAACTGGAGGGCAAGCTCAAGCAGGCACAGCAGCGGCGTGCCGATGCGAAGAAAGCCGTGGACGCCGCCAACGCCAAGCTGGCGGAGACGCGCACGAGGAAGGCCGCAGCAGCATCGAAGCGCGGGGCATCCAAGCCGCCGCCGCCAGCATGGAGCCCCGCAATGGCTGCAGCCGCCGGTCGCAAGCGCGGGAGGCGGAGCTGAGCCATGGCCAGCCCGTTCGCCGAGGTCGCCAACGCCCGCATCCTCTGGTCCAAGCCCACGGCGATGCCTACGAACTTCCGCGAGGGCTGGAGCGGTGGGACGACGGATCGCGTCGTGGTGGAGCTGTTCCTCAAGGCCAGCCAGCCCAGCTCGCTTGACCTGGCATCACCCGAGGGCCGGCGGTCGCTGGTGGCCGGCGCTGATCGATCCGTGAGCGCATGGGTGACCAGGTGGGCGGTGCTGCCCGATGGTGCCGACTGGCTGGCGGCCGGCACCGGCTGGACGTGGACCGATACGGGACTGCTGCCGGCGGGCCTCGGGCCTGGGCGGCTGGCGCTGCCGCTCTACTGGGGGCCTCTGCCGCCGTCGACCGTGGGGCAGACCTGCACGTTGAACATTGACCAGGCGGGCGGTGACTATGGAACCGGAGGCATCGGCGCGGAGATCCGTGCAGAGGCCGGGGATCAGATCATCGGGTCGCTGCAGTTCTCAAAATGAAGGTCACCGTCAAGAGTTCAAAGCGGCTGGCATCGGCAGCAAAGGCCGCGAATGAGGCAGCGGCGCGGGCGGTGTTCGCGGAGCTCGCCGGGAGGTTTCAGGATGCGCTGCGCCGGCCCGTGTGGGAGTGGAGCCCGGTCTATGCCGAGGGTTCAACCGGCACCGGGATCACCGTCCGATCGAACGGCCAAGTGGTCGGCTCCCCGCGGAACATCATCGACGCCGCAACTCTGGCCCAATCGCAACAGGCGCCGCAGATCACCGGGATGCGTGCGGTGTTTCGATGGACGGCGGCGAATGATGATGGGGTCGGATATTCGACCGCGGTTCACGAGGGCGCGACCTTGCGGAACGGCACCCTGCTGCCCGCCCGACCCTGGACCCGCGCCGTACTCGGCGTCGAGAAAGTCGACGGCATCCCGGTGTACGACGCCCGCAAGCGGTTCCGGGATGTGTGGCTGAAGCGGTATAGAGGCTAAAATAATGGGAGCGACACTAGCCAGGGATGCTCACAGAAATCAGGTTGACCGACTGCATTGGAAGGACGCTTCGGGCGGCTGAATACAGCCACGACTGGGCTCAGCTGGCGCTCATTTTCACGGATGGCACTTTTGCGACGCTGGGGGTCAGTCGCGGATGCGAGAATGGAGATGAAGAAATTACTGAAAACCAGTTTAACTGGGAAAGTTTTGGCTACCAAAGACTGGTTCAGTCTGGGATCATGACACAAGAAGAGGTGCAGCAGCGGCAAGAAGAGCGTGACCATAGGATTAAGGAACGGCGGCGTGAACGCGATCTTGCCGAGTTTGAAAGCCTGCGCCATCGCCTAGGCAAATAGCCCGGAAAACTGCCAAGAACGCCGCGATGGCCGATCATGCCCCCGTCCCTGCCCTTTCACGTCAAGCCGCGGCAGGAAACCAGGGACGTCGGCTCTCCGGACATCGGCGTGCTCCGGCTGCCGGTGTTCCGCTCGCTGACGCTGGCCGAACGGATCCAGGTCCGCGAGGTGGACCGATCCGATGATCTGTTCAAGGCGACGGCCGAGCTCGTCATCACGATCACCGACCGCCAGGCGCCCGACCCGCTGCCCGATGGCTACGACCGGCAGGCTGAGATCACCCGGCACTATGCCGCGCTGACCCGCATCCTCGGCTCGATGGGCGGCGCTGCCGTCAACCTGGAACCATCCGAGGCCATCATCTCGGTTCTGTTCGCTGAGGAGATCCGTGAGCTGCAGCGCCAGAGCGAGGCGAATGAGGAGGCGAAGATCGTCCGCGCCTGCACCGCGATCCTCAGCAGTCGGCTTGAGGAGTGCGCCGACTGGACGGACGACGACACCAGGACGCTGCCAGAAGACCTGATCTCGGCCATCTTCGCCTTCTTTCAGGCCGAGCAGGCGCACCTCGCCGAGCCGATCGACGTGGCGCAGCAGCAGAAAGCACTGGAGGCCGCCTTGGGGGAGTTGCGGCCGGCCGATGGCAGCCGGCCACCGAACCCGACTGGGGGGCCATCTTCTGGCGCCTCCGGGATGCCTTCCCCGGCGGTGATGAGTTCAGCCCCGAGCGATTCGGGAAGCTCACCGTCAGCTACATCTTCGAAGCCTGCGAAGCCGCGGAGAAGATCGAACGGCGCCGACTCCATCACAACGAGTTGCCCATAGCCGGCCTCCTCTGCTGGCACGCGAATAAAGAGAGGGACAGCAAGAAGAGGCCCGAGCCGTTCGTTCCCCGCGACTTCTGCTGGTGGGCGGAAAAGGCCGAACCGCCCAAGGGAACGGCAGAGGCCGGCGCGGCGATGCTGGAACTGATCAAGCGCGAGCAGTTCGGCGGCCAGTTCCACGGCCCCTGGACCGATGAGCTGGAGGAAGCCGGCGCGAAGGGCAAGGCGCCGGAGCTGCTGGCATGGGCGGCCGAGGATGCGATCCTGCTGGCGCCGCATCGGGTGGACGGCCAGCGGTGGGGCGGCTACCTGATCGCGATGGCTGAGGCCAGTGGCCAGACGCGGGAGTTCTTCAATCAAGCCGGGGATTCAGTGTTGCTCGTGGTCCCCGAGACCGTTGGAGAAGAGGGCGAAGTTGAGGCGGATCCCCAGGCCGTTCTCCCCATTGCCGGATCACCCGCCGCAGACGATTGACCTGCCCTTCCGCTTCGGTCACCGATGGGAAGTAACCGAGGGAGAGCTGCCGACCTCGATACCAGACCCGCGCCTGCCACGGTCGCTTCCGGTTCCTTGGCCGATGCGCAACACCAGGCGGCAAGGTGCCGTGGGGAATCACAGGTTACAGCGGCGGGACTGCTGAGGGGGACAGATCAGTTTCCCGCTCATGGCCCGCGCATTTGGTTACAGGGTGTATGGCCAGCTCCTGAAACCCAGTTTTGTTGACGCGGCGATTGCTGCGGTGGCGGCTGCTGAAGCTTCGCGGAACGTGACCGGCGTGGGCGGGTTCATGGACATCTCCACGCTGGTCAGCGCCGCTGCGACCGTTGACCAGGGCGGCCTTGGGGTGGGCGAGATTTACAACATCACCCTCAACCGTGCGACCCGGACCGTCACCAATGCGGCGCTGGCATCGAACGTGGCGACGCTGACGATTGGCACGCACAACGTTACCGTCGGCGCTCGGATTGTGGTTGCCGACCTGCCGTCGCCGTTCGTCAGCCTGAACGGGACCTACACCGTGACGGCCATCGCGGCGACGACCGTAAGCTATGCCCTGACCGGATCGAACATCACCAGCGCGTCGGTTGCAGCCGGCACCGTGACCGGGGGCGAGGACCTGAAGATGGACGGGACCGATAAGCCGTTCAGGATTCTGGGTCTGCAGTCGGTGGGATTCAGCAGCGATACCAGCTCGGATCAGGACGAGACCATGGACGACGAGTCCGGCGGCTATGTCCGAGCGGAACCCGCCAGCAAGAATGGCAGCCTGGATCTCGCAGGGAAGGCCAATCTGTACGACTCGGCCTACAAGTTGATGCGATTGGCGGAGAAGCGGAACGTGGCGGACGGCATCATGGCGAAGATCGTCAGAGTCGGGCCGAGGGGCATCGATGAGTACCAGTTTGGCGTCGGGTTCTTCAGTGGTATTGAATCGCCGGCCGATGCTGGAACCACGGTGAAGTGGAGCAGCACGTTCGAGTTCGACTCGGCGCCGGGGCTGGTGTTCGCGAACGCCGCCTGAGGGTAGGCAGCAGGCGGTTCAAGTAGCGCAGGAGGGTCTGCTGGGTGGAGCGGTCGAGCTTCTTCAGCTGACCCTTGGCCGTTTCAGAGAACCTCAGGGTCCAGGCCAAGTTCGCTCACCACTTCATCGAAGCTGTAGGTCCGCTCCTTGCCCAAGCGAACCCGCTCAGCAACTGCCGCGCCCAGGTAGGCGTCCTCGAGATCCTCGAGGCCTTGCTCGATCAGCTCGCGGACGTAGTAGGCCTTGCTGCGGCCAGTGGTTTCAGCGAGGCGACCCAGGCGGGCCTCAACACCTGGGTCGAGCCGAACAGAGGTAGGCATCGGCTTGCGATCGGTGTATTCACCCTAGACCGGGAAAGTGTCACGGATCGGCCGGTTCGTCAATCATGCGGCGAATCACACCGGACGGCAGCGGCCGGCGGGGCAGGCGGCGGGTATCATCAGCACAGCCCCCTAGGGGGCCTGTTGCGTCAAGGGGCGTTACCCTTGGTGTAGCTGGAAAACTCACCTGATACTCCGGGTGGGCGATCCCAGATCCGGCGCCGCTCAAAGCAAGGATCTGGGGATGGATTAGGGAGGGGCTCTAGGGCCCCTTTCTTATTGGGCTGGGGTCGCTCACATCAACGGATCATCCCAAGGCGCCGGCACCGTCTCAGGGATCCCCGGCATGGTGGCGCCGCAGTGCTGACGGATCATCCACTGGGTCGCCGCCTTCTGGGTCTGCCACGCCTGCAGCAGCAGCTTGGCCAGCTTGCGCAGCTCCCCCACGTCGGACGTGCCATCGATGGTCCGGCCCATGCGTTCCAGCTCGAACTGTTGCGCGATCGTCAGCTCCATCGCCTGGATCGAGGACACTGGATCAGCCATCGCGGGAGCGCAGAAACTTGGTGCAGTTTTCCCGGGGAAACTGAGGGGAGATGCTGCGGCTGGAATGGGGATCACGAGCGACTGGGGCCATATCGGGCGGTTTGCATGGCTCAACTCCCGCCAGTTCGCCGTCAACGCCAAAGTCAATGACACGCCAATCGGCAAGATCCGATTGCAGATGTGGGGCAACTGGGGCTGGGGTGAGATTTCCGTAGGCGAGGTCGAGCACATCCGATGACCCTCCCAACCGACCCCCTCGGCGTCCACGACCTCCTGGCGGCCGACACCGCGCTGATGGCACTGGTGGGCACCTATGCGCTGGCCGACGGCACCACGCGGCCGGCGATTGCCACCCTCTGGCCCAATGAACGCGGCCCCGGCGGCAACACCACGGCCGGCGTCGAGGTGGTCGTCGCCCGGGGCACCAGCGGCACCGCCGAGACGTTCCTCTCCGGCGGCGAGGCCATCACCCGCGTGATCAGGCTGTATGTGACGCAGTGGCAGCCGGCCAGCGGCACTGCCAATCTGGAGGCCGCCGTCGTGCGGATCGGTCAGCTCCTGCCCGGCGCCACCTGGCAACCCATCAACCTCCCGGATGGCTTGACCGGCCTCGGGCAATACGCGGTGCGATGGGACGCGGAAGAGGCTGACCGCTGGGCGGAAAACTGAGGCAATAGGCGGGGCAGCGGGTGTCGGATTTCCAGATCAGCGTCGACCTGGATACGGCCGGCATCCTGCAGGGCTTCCGGCAGATCGAATCCCAGGCGCAGGCGAGTGGGCAGAAAGCCGGCCTCGGGATTCAGGACGGCCTGAACCGCTTCGGCAAGCGCAGCATCGCGGCGCTGTCGGAGGAGCTGGCCAGGCTGCAGAGCCGGCAGGTGCGGCTGAACGTTGACAGCTCGGCGTTCGCCAAGACAGGAGCGAAGATCCGCGAGCTTGAGGGGCTGATCCAGCAGGTGAACCGCCGGCAACTCGCGGTCAACACCGACCCGCGGTCGCTGGTGGTGATGCGGCAGAGGGTGGCCGACCTGAACAGCGAGCTCGAAAGGGTGAAGGTTGGAAGTCCGGCGTTCAAGGCGCTGAAGCGGGACGTGGCAGGCGCCGCCGCCGAGCTGGACAAGGCAGAGAAGGCCGCCGGTCGTGCTCAGCGTGGTTTCGGTGGCCTGATCCAGACCCTTGCCGGCCTGGGTGCCGGCGCGGCGGTGCTCGGGTTCTTCCGGTCGTCCATCAATGAGGCGATCGAACTGGAGACGATCACCCGCAAGCTGTCCAACACCCTCGGCGCCCAAGGTGCAGCCGGTGCGCTGTCGTTCACCCGGAAGCTATCCGCCGATCTGGGACTGTCGTTCAAGACCCTGGCCGGCACCTTCGCCAGCTTCACCGCTGCAGCATCGGCGGCGAACGTGCCGATGGAGGTTCAGAAAGACCTATTCGCCGCCGTCGCCAAGACCGGCCAGGCGCTGGGCCTCAGCAATGACGAGCTCAGCGGATCCCTCCTGGCGCTGCAGCAGGTGGCGTCGAAGGGCACCGTGCAGATGGAAGAACTCCGCGGCCAGCTCGGCGAGCGGATGCCCATTGCGTTCGCCGCAACCGCCAAGGGCCTCGGGATCACGTCCGCGGAACTGATCAAGCTGGTGGAATCCGGCAAGCTCACTGCCTCGCAATTCTTCCCTGCCCTCACCAAGGGCCTTAACGAGCTGACCGCCGGCTCCGGCGGCGTCGAGACCGCAGCGCAGAACTTCCAGAAGCTCGCCAACGCCTGGACTGATCTGCAGGCATCGTTCGGCACCAGTCTGCTGCCGATCGTCACCAAGCAGGTGACCACGTTGACCCAGGCGCTTGAAGGGCTGGGGGTGGAGTTGAAGGCGAAGGAGCTCCGCCAGTCGTTCGGCCTGTCAGTGGACGAGGCGGAGCAACTGGTGGGGATCCTCGGCGAGATCCAGACCCGCTACAACCTCTCCGCGCAGCAGGCGAAGAACCTCCTCAGCGTGGCGATCGCCAACACCGGCGCCAGTCGCGATTGGTTCGGTGAGCTGAATCTGGGCGGGAAGCGATTCGAGAAGGTTCAGCTCAACCTGAACGACCTGGCGAAGCAGTTCCGGGCGACGAACCGCGACCTGGTGGCGGAGAAGCAGAAGGAAGGCCAGGCGGCTGTGACGCTGGCGGACCAGGAGGCGAATCGGGTCAAGCTGAAGCGCGAATCCCTCGCCCTCAGCCTCGCCGAGGTGGATGCGGTCACCGCCGTCGCCGCGGCACAGGCCAGGGCTGCATCGGCTGCCGCCGGCCTGGCGATCAGCCAGCGGGATGCGGTGCTCTCCTACGGCAGCGCCGTGCAAGGGGTCGAGCAGAGCCGGTTCGACATCGCCCGGTCGTTCAATCAATACGAGCTCAGCCAGCTACAGGAGCGGGGCGCGAGTGAGGCGCAACTGCGGGCGAAGCGGAAGGAAGGTGAGGCGATCGAACTGCAGGCGCTGCAGGCCAAGATCCAGAGCACCAGGGTGATGCAAGGCGTCGAGCTGCAGACGTTGAGCATCAAACAGCAGCAGGCGCGACTGGAGGCGGCAACGTCCCTTGATCAGGCGGTGCTGGCGGCGAAGAAAGCAGCGCTCGCGGTTGATCAGGCATCGCTGGAGACCGACGTGAAGAAACGGGACGTGGCGGTGCAGCAGGCGCAGGCGAACCTGGAGATTGCCAATCTCGACTTGCGGGCGGCGCTCGGGAAGAAAGCGGCGCTCGAACAACTGCAGCCGCTGGAGGCTGCGACTGTGCTCGCCACTCAGGCGACGGCGCGGAACCAGCAGGCGGCCGAAGCCGCTGCCAAGGACTACGGCGTGGCCGTCGACGGCACGCTGGTCAAAATCAAGGGCATCGCGGGCGAGTTCCAGGGCCTGTCCACCGCGACCGGTCTCGCCGCCGATCAGCAACGCCGGCTGGCGGACCTGGCCCAAGCCACCGGGCTGCAGACCAGGATCGCCGCGGATGGGTCGGTGGAGATCGGGCAGGCGATCAAGGGATCGACCGGTGGCGCGAATGCCCTCGCCGGGTCGTTCACCAAGGTGGGCGATGCGGCACCGACGGCGGCGCAGGGTGCGAGGGACTTTGCCGGGTTCCTGTCCAAGGGGCAGAACTTCGCCAAGGGGATCGCCGGGGTGGGCATCGACACAGTGGTAGGTAGCGCCGCTCAGAAAGCCGGCGGACTGGCCCAGCAGATGAACAGCGCCGCCAACGCCGCCGACCGGTTCTACGGCTCCCTCCTCAACGCCTCCGGCCTCCCCGGCGCGTACTTCACCGGCGGCCCGGTCGGTGCCGGCGAGCGGATCCGCATCAATGATGGCCCGGGTGGGCGGAGCCTGGGGCAGGAGTCGTTCCTGTCCAGCAGCGGTAGCCTCAGCCTGATCAATCGCCCGGCCAACAGCCTCTGGGTCACCCCGTCGAGCGGCATGGTGGTGCCGGCGGCGGTGACCGATCAGCTCAAGTCCGCGGGGGCGTTCGGGCCCACCAAGACGCTATCCAGGGTGACACCAAGGGCGGCCGGCGGGGATCCCGCGACCGCTGCCCTGGCCGTGGAAGTCTCCCGACTCCGCGCCGAGGTGAGCGAGCTGAACCGCAAGCGCTGGGACGTCAACGTGCAACTCCGCCAGGACGGCAGCGGCCTCCGGATGCAGCGGATGCTCAACAACATGAGCTGACCGCCGGAAAACTGAGGTATGGCGGTCACTCTCGGCAGTCTGACGATCGACCGCCTGCAGGCTCAGCCTTGCGGGTGGTCTGAAACCGACGTGCAGGCTGGCCTCGCCGCACGTCGGTGGTCGGTTGTCGGTCGCGTGCGGTCCGCCCAGTGGCTCGCAATCTGGGATGCGTTCGACGCCTGGCGTGCGACCCGGATGACCGACGCGCCCACCATGGCAAGCCTCGCCACGGGCACCACCGTCACGTTCTCCGGCTCCAGTTACGGCAAGTCCTGGACGAACGTCCCCTGCTGGTTCACCGCAGCGCCGCAGGGTGAAGCCGTCGGCGTGTTCATCCGCGTCTCCTTCGAGCTGGTGGCCGCCGCCGATCAGCTCGCGGTCATGCTCCGCCAGCAGGAGCTCAGCCGGCTTGAGGACGCCGCGCTCCTGCCGGCCTACGGCACCTATTCCCTCGGCGGCGTCACGCTCACCCTGCTGGAGGAACCGGACGGATTCGAGGACGTGCCCAGCATGGCGCTTGCGGCTACCGGCACCAGCTACGTGCAGGGCGCCAGGGCCGCCAGCCAGGTGAAGCGGATCCAGGGGTGGTGTGCACCGAGCAACAAATCAACCCTCCTCACCTGGTTCGCCAATGCGATCCAGGCCCGCCCTACCGCCGGCTCGTGGTTCCCGGCCTCTGACCCGCAATTCTCCCAAGACCGGATTCTGGTGAACGGCGCCGTCGTCGAGCGGCTGATCGTCACCATCACGATGAAGCTCGCACGATGACCGTCGACGTTCGCTGCACGGTCGCCACCGATCAGGGGATCTCGGCCAGCGGATCGCTGTCGGAAGATCACATTGACGTCACGAACAAACTCGCGACGGTGCGGGGCACGATTGAGTTCCTGGGGATCAAGAACCTCGCCCGCGGCACCGCCGTCAACGTCGCCTACACCGTCCCCGGCTACAGCGAGGTGACCCGGTTCCCGCGGCGGCTCCGGATCCTCAGCAGCAAGGTGGATCCGTTCGCGGAGATCACCACGGCGCAGGTCGGCTGCCTGCTGGCGCTGAAATCCGACCTCCGGCCGCCCGACACGATCGCCGCCTCTGCCAATGAACCGGCATGGGTGGCAGCACTGCCGGCGAACATGTCCGACGTGCTGCCGGTGCCGGTGTTCGCCGCCGACGTGCTGGCCTACTGCCTGGACAAGCTCGGCATCACGGCAGCGAGCGGGAACGTCGCCCTCACAAGTGCGTTCCTGCGCGAAGAGCTGGACCTCAGCGCCGGTTACGTGCAGACGATCAACGACCTCATCGCTTCGGAGGCGTGTTACGGATTCATCAACGCCGCGGAGCAGTTCGTTGTCCGCAAGGTGCTCGCCACCGGCGCGACCGGCCCGGTGCTGACCAGGGATCAGCTCATCACCATGGAAGGCATCGATGGCGGTGCGCCGCCGGCTGATTCGATCCGCGTCACCTGGAGCGGTGCCGTCGAAGCACCGCCCGGGCTGGTGCTCGCGGACGTGCCGGTGGTGCCGGAACTGCCGGCCAGCCCCGGCGGCACGCTGAACCTCACCACTGAGCAGCAGGCTGGCATCACGGGGCTGGTCGATGGGATCCGCGCTGATTACAACCTCAGCGCGTCGATTGCCACCGGCGTCCTGAATCAGACGATTATCGCCAGCGGCGCCACGCCGGTCAGCGGTGTCGTTTCATTATCTGGCGCACAGTATAGCTATGTGGTGAACAATACAGCAGCAAACGCTAGAACGTATGCGGATCAGCGGGACCGGGCGGAAAGAGATTCCGATGACTCGGACGGAAACCGGTCTCTGCGCGACTGGACCTATGAGCAGACGATCTCGCCCGTTCGGACGTTCGTGCAGGAATACGTCACCGAGGCAGGCGTAGGCGGTGTTGACGTGGTGGCATTTGCTGCAACATCAACGAACGTCACCACATTCGCCGATGTCGTCTATACCGACAACGAGGGCAACGAGAAGACCGAAAGTGTTGCCGTTCAGCGCAGCAGCCAGACCACCGATCGCGTCGGGCCCGCCAACCCGACCAGGTGGAAATCGAAGCTGGAGAACGGATCGCCCGCCAGGCCCGCTGATGAGCTGGTGAGGGGATCGGTCACGACGTACTTCAACATCCCGACGGCGGACGGGATCCGGGTCAAGTCAGAGGAGACGGTCGAATATGAGCCGCGGATCGGGTTTGCCGGTGGTCTCGGGATTCAGAACTGGGTCGGCATTGACCTCGGCCTGTCGTCGGTGCCGGTGAGCCGCACCGTCACCAGTTACGAATGGGATGAGGTCGCCGATACCACCAAAGTCACCGTCAGCCGGTGGCTGGCGTGGGGCAAGACGACCGAGGGCGCCAACGGCGCGGCCGCAGTGGCAAAGGCGCTGGAGAACTGGAGCGGCACATCGCTCGACGGGCAGCGGATTGACGGCATCTATGCCCTGGTCAACTACTGCAGCGAGCTCGTCTTCGACGGCAGTGAGGTGCGCATCACTGCCGGCCGTGGCACCGCCCAGAAGCGCGGCAGCAAACAGGACCGGGCCCGCGATGCCCTCGGCCGCGACCCGCTGACCGGCCGGCGGCGCAGCACTGGCGGGCGGGGTGTGGGGCTGAGGTTCGGCAGCGGCTCGCCGACGGCATCCTCGCTCTACACCCTGCCGTTCCCGGCTGACGACACACTGGAAGGCGAGGAGGTTGACGGGCAGACGCTGCGGGCGCGGATTGCGCCGGGGAACGTTCAGGAACAGGCCAGAGTATATGGACAGATACAGAACGCGCTGGCCTTCGGTCATGCGAACGGCGTGGCGATCACGACCGAGATCAGGAACCTGCCCACCGAACCGCTCGGGGCGATGTTCGTCGAGGCGGCCGGCGTGTCGGGCGTGTTCCGCGCTAACGGCAGCTCATGGGCATGGGGCCCCGAGGGCATGATCGTCGGCACCGATGCGCTGCTGGTGGGCACCGCCGGCACCTATGCCGCGCCGGAGTTTGAGGATTCGTGGATCCCGGTGCCGGTCGCGATCAGCAGCCTGCCAACACTGGGGGCAGTGACGACGAACAGCAACCCGAAGCCGGCGAACACGATCACCACGCCCGGCGGGTTTGATCCAGTCGCCCCGGGCAGCCTATGGGCCAGCCTGCCGACGAACGGGACCGATGTGCCGGCCGTGGAGCGGACCGTTGGCGCCCTAGTGGAACCACGAAACGAACGGGTCGAGATGATCGCCCGCTCACGCAGCGGCGCGAGGCTGACCGTCTACGACTATGCGCTGGATCTGGGGACCACGGAGCTGCGGGTGGTGAGCGTGTCGAAGGTCAGCCTGCCGGCGATCGTCACCCTGCCGCTGACGACCATCACGGTCACAGCGCTGGCGCCCACCATCGAGGGCTCGGCAACTGTCATCCTGCCGCTCACCACGATCAGCGTCACAGCTCTGGCGCCGGTTGTCGAAAGCCCCGGATCGGTCATCCTGCCGCTCACCACGCTCGCGGTGACGACGCTGGCGCCAGTAGTGGAGCAGGCCGGCGCCGTTGTTGTGTTGCCGCTCACCACTATCTCGGTGACGGCACTGGCGCCGACGGTGGCGGAGGTTGGCACAACTACAGATCCCAACTTCTCCAGTGTCTCCCTGCTGCTGCCGATGAATGGCACCAACGGCAGCACCACTTTCACCGACGTCAGCAACAACGCCTTCACCGTCACGCCCGCCGGCAACGCGCAGATCAGCACAGCGCAGAGCAAGTGGGGAGGCAGCAGCGCTCGGTTCGATGGCGATGGCGATTTTCTCAGCATCGCGTACGCCTCGGCACTTGATTTGCTCGGCAGCGACTTCACCGTGGAAGGCTGGGTGCGTATTGCTGCAACGCCAAATAGCGGCGGAATGAGGATCGCGGCGGCTGGCGGCGGGAGTGTGGCTTTCAATAGCACTAACGGCATCCACTGGCTACTGCAAGCCATGAATGACAATACTATTCAGACGCAAATTCGCACCGGCAGTGTTGGTGGGTTCAACTCATCCAACACATGGACGCTCAACACTTGGAGCCATGTTGCCTTATGCGTCAGCGGCTCCACGGCCTATCTTGGCCTGAATGGCACGGTAACCAGCAGCACTATCACGGGCATTTCCCGCCCTTCCGGGAATCCCGTTACCACCATTGGCACCATCAATGGCCAGGCCGGCAACTCCTTCAGCGCTCTCAACGGCAATACAAATGATTTTCGCATCATCAAAGAATTTGCGCTCTACACGGGAGCCACGTACACGGTTCCCGCCGCACCGTTCCCGACGAGCTGACGCCGGAAAACTGAAGACAACAGCACTCCTAGTGAACCGTGCCGGTTACCGTCGATCTCTACGACCACACGACGCAGAAGATCCAGGCGGGGACATTCCCTGCCTCGGATTCCTACGTGGTCAACCTCTACACCACGTTGCCGTTCAACGCGACGGCGACCACCAAGACCGCAGCCGAATCTGGCGCCACACAGCTCAGCACCGCCAACGGCTACACCCAAAACACCAAGGCGCTCACCGGCGTCAGCATTGCGACGGCTACCACCAATGACAGCCGCTTCACGTTTGACCCGGTGAACTGGGACGCCACTGGGTCAGGGATCGCTGCAGGTTTCGCGCTGGTCTACAGCGACACGCAGACCAACGACCCGCCGCTGGCTCGAATCAATTTCGACGGCACCGTGACAGCAGTAGCAGGGACGCAGTTCCGCATCACGCCAAACGCGGGCGGCTTTATCGCGCTCACCAACGCGGCCTGACCATGGCGCTCACCGTCACCCCCAAAGAGCTCGAACGCCAAGCGGTCGCAGCGTTCCAAGGCAAATCCTGGCGCGTGTTCCTCGCCCTACGGCAAGGCACCAGCCTGGACATCACGTCAACGATCTCCGCATGGACCGCTGAGAAGGTCCCGACCGCCAACGGTTACGCCGATGTGACCGGCACCGTCGGCACTGGGACCTATAACGGCACGACGGCGGCCTATGAGCTGCCGGCGCTGACGGCGACCTTCAGCGCGACCGGGGCCGGCTACAGCTACGACAGCATCATCGTTCAGATCGACAACTCCACCTATCCCCATTCCGTTGAACTGCTCACCACGCCCGTAGCGCTGGCAGCCGGCCAGAACAAGACGATCTCGCCGCTGCTCGTGCTCGACAACGCATGAGCCTCCTCGTAGACGTCCGCGAAGTTCCCTGGCGCATCCTGGAAACCGTGCAAGCGCGGATCCTGGCGAACCGTGAGCGGATGAAGCGAAGGGCGCAAGCTGAGAAAGTCCGCGGGCTCACCAGGCCACGGCCGCAGCAGCGGGGCATCGGTGCGACCATGAGCACGTACAAGCGGCCGGAGCCGTTGCCGTTGGTGTTGGGGGATGACCTCGGCGTGGTGCCGGTGGTGTGGTTCTTCGCCAATACCCCCATAGGAAGGCGTGTCACCCTGCGCAACGGCAGCGGCAGCGCATCGGTCACTTTCGACATACCTAGAGCGCAGATCACGTTTCCTGCTAACCTCTGGTTCAATGGTGCCTCTGGTAGTGATAGCAGCGTGAGTGGCGGTCCTATCCCGGACAGTATCATCCTCGGCCCTTCTTTTCCAGCGCCTCCATCTGCGACAGAAACTTCTGTTCAACGAGAACAGGTAGTCGGAACCAGTTTCGGGTGGTCTGATGATGCCATTTTTCTTCTCCCGGTGTCAGCACGGGCGGCTGTGTTTGTCTGTATCAGCAAAAGCAGAGCCGAAGGCTTCTACGCACAGGCTACGAGCACCCAGGTTGTGAGTTACGGACTCCGAGATATTGCGGAGGGGGTTAGTCTTTACGGGACGGCGTTTACCAATACTGCCGAGTCCAGCGTTGTCGAACTAAGCGATTCAACGCAGACCGCAAAGTGCTATCTCGTGTCATCCGGCGGGATAAAAGAGGTGCCCCCCCCAGCGGGTTTGGCTGCTGCCGTGGCGGGTTTAATGTCGGATTCCTCCACCTTTGAAACTTATGCCGTCAATGCCATTAGGGGGAACCCAGTGGGGAGCAGTGCCGAGTTCATCGGGGTTGCCCCTAATGGCAATGTTTATATCACCGCCACTGGTGATTTCAACTATCCGCCCTGGAGAACGTACACCGCTCGCGAGATCCCGACTCCAAGCACTTTTGTGGACTATTGGGAGGCCATCCCATTACTCTCCTCTTACGGTATCGGCAATTTAGTCTCCGACTATCATCCATCACTTAATGGGGTCAATTTCTACTCTCCCGGTATGTTCTCATTCCTGACTGGCTTTGACGGAAGCCTGATTGAAGGTAGTGCCAATTACGATAACTGGTTTGATGCCGGCGGTGGCTATGACACATACAGTAACTACAGCAATCTAAGGGCTGAATATCTGGCGTCGGCTCCTGCGGCGTCACGCTTTCTGTCCCCGTGTTCCGCGCCCGCAACCGCCTGCCCTGCAGATGCCTACCTAGGGTCTGGCACCCGTGGGACCGACACCACAAGCACATTCGATTTTACCGCGACAACGCCGACCCGGATAAATGAGCCAATGGCAGCCGATGCTTTTAGCCGTGGCACCGCACGCGCTAGGATCAATGTCACACCGCCTGATGGAGTCGATTCCCCAAAGGTTGCGGTTGCCTGGGACTGGGGCCGCCCCGCTTACTGCCGCCAGCAACTCCTAGCCCTTGGCTTCACTGCCGAAGACCTCAGGCCATGACCGACCCCCAACCCGACCACACCCAGCTCCTGCAGTCCGTCCTCATGCGTGCAGCAGCCAACAGGGCCGCGCAGATCAGCCGCCAGCAGTCCGCCGCACTCGTCCAGGACATTAAGGCGCAGCAGGCGAAGGCACGTCGGGAAAACTGAAGGGAACTGCAACGTGGCGCGATGTGGCTTGGCGCAAGATTTAAGAAACGCTTCCCCGAGCTGGACTGGGACTTCATTGGTCTGACCCACAGCGCGGACGCCGAGGGTGGCGACGATGCGGCTGGCGGCGGCGCTGGTGGTGATGAGCCGCTGGGGGAATCCGGCAAGCGGGCGCTCGACGCAGAACGGAGGCGGGCAAACGATGCAGAGAAGGAGCTGGCCAAGCTCCGCCGCCAGGCCGATGCGTTCAAAGGCCTGAATCCCGAGGCGTTCCGCGAGGCGCAGCAGAAGGTCGAAGCCGCTGAGCAACGCATCCAAGAGCTGGAAACGCTCATTGCGGCCAGAGTGAGAGAGACTGAGGACGCCTATGCCCCGCAGCTCAAGGCCGCCAACGAACGCGCCGAAGCCGCTGAGCAACGCGAGCGCGAGACCACCATCGTCAACAGCGCCCGCGAGATCTTCTACGCTCTCGGCGGCAAGCGGGAAAATGATGAGTTCGGGCGCTCAGCCTTTGACGTGTTCCTCGCCGCCACTCGGTCGAACTTCCAGCTTGACCCCAAGACCCGCGAGTTCACCGTCGTGGACGCGAAGGGGAACCCGGTCATCAACGACAAAGGCCGTGTGAGCCCTGTGGAGTGGGTTGACGAGCAATCGGAGAAATCCCCAGTCCTCGGCCTCCTCTTCGATCCCAAGAGCAAAGCCAGCGGCAGCGGCATGGGTTCCGATCGCGGCCCCGGCGGCAGGCGCTCCGTTGATATTCACTCCCTCAGCCAGTCCGAACTGGGCGAGCTTGCCTTCCCGGGCACCTAACCGCAGGAAGGCAATAGGGGGAACCAAGGGGCTCGGAGGGGGCCCCTTTTTCGTGTCGGGAAAACTGAAAGCAACAGGACTGCGCGATGCGGTCGAAACGCCAGGGCACGTGAGCGCGACGCCGTGACCACCAGGCGACCACATCACCACAGCACTTCCCTTTCCCATGGCTTCGACCACACTGCTTGAGCAGATGAAGCAGACGGAGAACCCGCAGAAGCTCTTCATCATGAAAGAGCTCGCGGTCTCCGAGATGTTTCAGGTTGTCCCCCTGAAGAACGTTGACGGCGGCGGTGAGTTCTTCGATCGTGAAGACGAACTGCCCGATGTCGACTTCCGTGGCGTCAACGAGGCGCAGGACGATTCCACCGGCACCCTCGATCCTCAGTCCTCCGCACTCAAGCTCTTCGGCGGTGACGTCAAGACTGACGTGGGCAAGATCGACATGTACGGCCCCGGTCATCACCGCACGCAGGTCGAGATGAAGACCCGCGCCATGCGGATGAAGTGGGAAGACGTTTTCATCAACGGTGATGCGGACGCCAACCCCCGCCAGTTCAACGGCCTCCGGAAGCTGATGACCATCGGCAGCTCGCAGGTCATCAACAACCACGCATCCGCCGGCCCGCTGTCGAAGTCGGCCCTGGACGAGATGTTGGACGCTGTGCAGCCTGGTGCTCAGAAGTATTTAATCATGTCCAAGGCGATGCGGAGGATCATCACCAACCTCAGCGTCAGCCCCACTCTCGCCGGCAACATCAACTACGAGAAGGACGACTTTGGTATTCAGCGAGCTCGCTATGGCGAGGCGGTGATCGTATGCCCTGACGTCAACAACCAGAAGGGGCAGATCATCGATTTCAACGAGGCCAACTCCACTACCTCGATCTATTGCGTCACCTTCGGCGACACCCTCTTCTCCGGCATCCAAGGCCGAGTGCGGGGTGAGTACGGCCTGGGCGTCTACGACCTCGGGGAATCCCACGTGGCTCCCTACAACCTCACCCGGATCCGGTGGCACCTGGCGGCCACCCTCTACCACTCCCGCGCTGCGGCCCGTCTGCGCAACATCACCAACGCTGCGGCCATCGCCTGAGCGTTCCTGTCCACCTGATCCTTCGCTTTCCTCTTCATGTCTCGCGCTACTGGTCTCGCTGATCAGCGCTTCTACCAGCTCGATGCATCCGCCGTTCTGGTGGGTGCCGTCGGTGCTTGGGAGAACCGCTCCGCTGCCACCCGCACCGGGGCCGCTCAGCTCCTGGATACCAAGCTCAACTGCACCGACATTCTCAAGTTCGTCGGCGTCGGCCAGTCTTCCAACTCGGCCGGCGGTTACGTGATCTCCGTCGGCCATGTGGCCCGCGGTGCTGCCCTCAGCACGGTTACGAACTGGGTTGAAATCGGCCGCATGTCGTTCTCGGCTTCGGCCACCAACGAGATCGCCATCACCGGCCGGCAGATCGAGGCGCTGGTTCGTGCCGGCACCTCGCCCACCATCACCGGTGATTGCCGGGTGACTGCCATCAAGGCGGTCGCCGGTCTCGGCACCCTGTCTATCAGCAACATTGCCCTCACCACCAACGTCGCCACCATCACGGTCGGCACCCATGCGGCTGCCGTCGGTGACACCATCACCGTCACGAACTGCTCCAACTCTGTTTTCAACGGGACCTACGTGGTAACCGCCGTGGCGGCCACGACCATCAGCTACGACAGGACCAACGCCAACATCACCAGCACCTCCGGGACTGGCAGTGTCACCAACGGCGTCGCGGCTCCTGTCGGCACTAACACGCTCTACTTCCAGTACGGCGCCTGATCATCAAACGGGGCGGGCTTCGGTCCGCCCCTTTCACTTTGGAGGGTCTGATGAGCCTGGTTCTCTCAAGCGTGTCGCCCGGCACCCTGCCGCCTGAGCAGCCGGAGCCGGAGCAGAAGCCGCGCAAGCGTGCGCGAGACACTGACGGCCAGTTCGTCGGTGATGACCCGGCGACGCCTGACGTTGACGAAGCGTGGCAGGAAAACTGAAGGCATGGCATGGGTCGACGGCCACACCTGGGAGATGGAGCAGGGCATCGATGCTCTGCTCACTCTGGAGCTGTATGAGGACACAGCAGCTACAGAACCGTGGCCGTTTACCGGCTGGGACGTGACCGCAACCGTCAGCGATGAGAAAGGCCGCGTCGTGTGGCCCGTGACGGTAGACGCTGATCCTGCGGGCGGCGTGGTGCGGCTGGTGTTCCCGGAGGCATCGGTCAACGCTCTCAAGGTCGGCAAAACCTACCGCTACGACTGCCTGATGGTGGCGCCAGGTGGTGTCGCCGCTGATGACCACGTTTTGGCCGCTGGACCTGTGACGGTGGCGCTCAGGACTTCACGGAGAGACGAGGAATGAGCTGCCCGCAGGTCATTAAGGTCATCACGCCGGGGCCGCCTGGCGCCGGACTGCCGGCCGGGATCGCTGATGCCGGTAAGTTCGTGCGGAAGCTGGGCGCTGAGCCCTATGTATATGAGCTGGTTACACCTGATGTTGTAAGTGGCGGCCTTGGCGCTTATGTCCACTCGCAAACCACACCAGCGACCACATGGACGATCAACCACAACCTCGGAAGGTATCCGAGTGTTGAGCTGTTCAACAGTGGAATGCAGGAGATTGATGCAGAGATTGCACATCCGAGCATCAATCAAACGATCGTCACACTGAACCCAGCGACAGCTGGCCTAGCACGCCTTATCTGAGGACACCATGCCCCGTTCAATTTTTACCGACTTCGACTTTCAAGGGGTCTCCCGGCCCACCAACATTCCGGGGCCTGTCAGCGCGGGCGACGCGGCTAACAAGGCATACGTCGATTCAGCCGTCGAAGGGCTGGCATGGAAAGACTCATGCCGCGTTGCGACGCAGGCGAACCTGAGCCTGTCGAGCCCTGGCGCGACGATCGATGGCATTACGATGGCCAGCGGCGACCGGGTGTTGGTGCGGGCGCAGACGGCGGGCGCTGAAAACGGCATCTACGTGTGGAACGGCGCATCGACAGCGATGACCCGGGCGCTCGATGCCAGCACCTTCCCAGAGCTGGAGCAAGCCACCAGCACAGTGGAGGAGGGCACCAGCGCTGGCGTGACGTACCGGCAGACGGCGGTGAACGGCACTCTGGGCAGCACGGCGGTGAGCTGGACCGTGATGGGCACCAGCGCCCCGGCTGCCAGCACAACGCAGTCGGGCATCATGCGCCTGGCGACGCAGAGCGAGACAGATACTGGCACTGCAGCCGATCTGGCGGTTTCGCCTCAAACGCTGGCGAACTGGTCGGGCCGGCTTCGCAAGTCCGCTGCGAACGTAGGCGACGGGAGTGCAACCAGCTACACGCTCACTCACAACTTCAATACCCGCGATGTGATCGTGCGGGTGTTCCCCAATTCGGGAACCTACGATGACGTGGAAGTGGACGTGCAGCGCACCAGTGTGAATGCGGTGGTTGTGGTGTTTGCGACGGCGCCAGCATCTAATGCCTACCGCGTGGTGGTGCTCGGCTGATGGCACGAGAGTTCTTGGCTGATATAGACCTTAAGGCAGGCTTACTGCTCGCCGGCTCGGCTGGCAGTGCAGGGCAGTTGGTCATTAGCCAGGGTCTGGGGCAGCCTGCAGCGTGGGGCACAACTGGGGGCGGCCTTTCGGTCTCCAGTGGATTTCTGCGGCTCACCGACACGATCAGTCTCCGCATCAGCAACACCGGGGAAACTGCGACAGTTGCCAATAACCACACCGAGAGAACTGTCCCCCGGGCTTGCACAGTTATCGGCGCAACGTGGGAGCTGGCGCCCACGGCTACCGGCTCAAGCAGTAGCCAGGCGATGCTCTATGCCAGGCGCAGCGGCACCAAAACGTCGCTGCTGAGCGGCAACGCCAGCATTGCATCCGGCGCCAGCTTTACCGACGCGACGGGCACCCTTACCGGGACGCTCACGCTCGCGGCCGGCGACACGCTGGGCGTCGATCTGCTGACAGTCGGCACCGGATCGTCCGGCCACATTTTCACCATCCTCGTGAGGTACTCATGACAACGCCCACCATCGCCACTAACCCGGTTACAGGTGTCGAGTATTACGCCGATGGCTCACTCGACGGCCAGAGCGTCAAGTTCTACGTGGCCGTCACCAATGGCCAGGTGCGCAACCCCAACGGCGACCGCTGGCCGTTTGGTAACGGCGGGGTGCACGACAAGGCAGCGGATTATTACGAAATTATCCCATTTGCCCCGATCCCTTTCGACTCCGAACTTTTCCGGGTTGACGACCAAAACAGCGGCTGGAATGTGGTCCCGACACCCGGCGCACTGCCCGGTCACCCTCAGGGCACTTACGAAAGAACGGAGGCGATCATCCGCCGCAGCAGTGCGGAACTGCGCCAACTGGCTAAGGGGTACGCCGATCGTGCCAACGGCGAACTGTGGCCCCAGGAACAGGGCTACGCAGAGAAGCTGGCCTACGCGAAAGAACAGATCGCCGCCAACAACGATCTGCAGCAGTTCCGCGATCTCGTCGCTCGCCACGAACAGCTCATCGCTGCATCCTTCGCCAACGACGCCAGGCTCGCGCAGATTTACGCCGAGATTGAAACAGCAGGCGAAACCGGCCCCGTCGATTTCATCGTCTCGGAAGGCTGGGTCAATGGCATCGAACCATGACCGCCAACGCCTCGCCCCGCCATGGATCCCGCCAGCTACGGGACGCGCCAATAGGAGCCAACGCGTGATCACAGTTGATCGCAGGCGACGGATCTGGACGTTCGCAGACGCCACCACGGAATCATGGCTGAGGCCCGATGATGCCAGCACGGTTACGATCGCAACGGGGACAAGCATCTCCGTATTGGCAGACAAGAAAGGAAACGGGAGGAACTATAACGGAGCCGCCGGAAGTCAGCCTACACTTTTATCAAATGCTTTAAATGGCAAGGCTGCGCTAGCACTTAACGGCTCGCAATGGCTGACTTCCGCTAGCTCGGCAGCAACGTGGAACTTTCTGCATACAACCGGCGGAATTATTGTCGCCGCATGGAAAGCCGGAAACAGCAGTAATCCCAATGCGTTGCTTGCCTTGATGGGGAACAATGCTCTTTTAACAGCCAGCCACGGTTTCGCCCTGTTCTATGACGACAGATCCAGTGTTACAAGGGAAGACCGGGTCGTCGGGCAGGTAACAAGGGGAGTAAGCGGGGTTCCCACGACACTCAACGTTTCATCGGACGACGCACACCTACCCAATACCCCAGTAATTATTTCGCATATATATGATCCCGCCGCCGCCGTTCCCGCGAATAGATCGATACTGCGAGTCAATGGCACATCCATTCAACTCAACACATCTACAAACGCTGCTTCTTCCGCAAATGCTACGAACCCACTACAGATAGGAGCAGCCGGCGGTAATGCGAACCCTCTTGTTGGCGAACTCTACGAGATCGGCATCTTCCCACTTTCCGCCGGCCTCGCCACCGTAGAGCGGGCCGAAGGCTATCTGGCTGGACCCACTGAATGGAACCTGCAAAGCATCCTTGCGGCAGGCCATCCGTTCAAGTCTTACCCTCCGACGATCTAAAGCACAATGGACAGCTTCAACCCCAACGAGGAAGCCAGCATCTCGGGACGCCTCGGCAGCAGTCCTGTCTTGACTCCATCCATTCCCTGATGCCCTCGATCTGATGTCATGCACACCAGCACCAGCGCCAGAACACCACGTTGCTGCCCTCGGGGGAGCTGAGGCAATGCCATTCAGCATTCGCAACCGACCCAAGCCGCCGCAGCCGGAACCGCTGATTGCGGTGGTGCGGGACAAGGTGATCAGCGCCCTGGCCGTGGCGGCAGTCGCCGGCATGTTGGCTTTGGCGAACATCGCCTGGAATGTTGACTTCCTGGTGCGGGAACTGCCCCGCCGGCTGGAGGATCTGAACGACCGGATCACCGCAACCGAACGGGAGGTGAAGCAGCTTGAGGAAGCCGGCGGCCGGGCACTGAACCTGCTGGAGCGCTACGACGACCGGCTCCGGAAGCTCGAACAGGCCCGATGATGGACATCATCCGCCGCCCGTTGATTCGCGCCCTGGTGGGGATCCTGCTGGCGAGTGCCGTCGCAGGGTTCGGCGCACCGCTTACGTGTGAGGGCCGCGGGCGGGACAATTGCGAAACGACGTGGGGATTGGCCACGAGCAACGCCCTGGCGTGCGCGGGTGTGATCTCGGCGCTGCTGGCTCGGTTGGATGGCGATGGGGGAACACTGAGATAACCGCCGCCGCCGGTATGTCTATCCCCATCGTTGTCGCATGGGCCGACGCTGAACTGGTGGAGTTTGATGGGCAGATGTGGTGGGGCTTCACGTTTGAGCTGATCGTCGGCGCTTCAGGCTTCCATGCGCAGAATCGCCTGCATGGGTTCTGCGGCTTCGAGGCTGAGCTCATGCCGGCTGATGGTTCATGCGTCAGCGACGACAACCTGCCGACGATCATCTCTGCATGGGAAACGGAACCCGAGCAGTTGCAGCCCTACGTCAGCGACATTCGCGCCGCTTACCTCGCGCACATGCGCAAGCTGGGTCTGGCGCTGACGATGGAAAGCTGAGGCATGAACCTTTCATCTGCTGCGCGGTTCCTGCTGCGCCTTGCGATCCGTCCCGTTCTTCGCCGGGTGTTGTCGGAGGTGTTCCGCGATCTCGACAGCGCGGTGCCTACGGCGTTGGTGCAGAAAGCCGCGCCGGTGGTGATCGAAGGGCTGATCGTCAACGCAGTCACCAGGCGGACAGGCATCGTGCCGACCGCTGGGGAGGTGGATGCCATCGCCGGGCTGTTTGATCCGCGGCGGGCTGCCAGGCCGCTGAACATCAGGAACCGCTGATGACGTTCGCTAAGGTCCGAGCAGCAGCAGAGGAGGCGGCAAAGGCAGGCCGGTTGACGCCGCATCAGCTCGCGGCGCTGAGCCGGTTGGATGAGCTGCTGACGGATGAGCAGCGCCGCGAGTTCAGTAAGCTCTGGCGAGCCGCCGGCAGCCCCGCCGCGCCGGTGCAGTTGCGGCAGCCGGCGCCGGGCACGCCCGGACGAGCAGTGCCGACCACCGGCGGCGGGTGGCGACTGGAGGGATTTCCCTTCTTCTCTCAGGTCGATCCGGCGGACGGGCCGGAAGGGTGGCGGCAGTGCCAGACGAGCTCGATCGCCATGGCGCTGCGGTTCCTGAAGGTGCCGGGCATCAAGGACGATACGGACTACCTGCGGATCGTGCGGCAGTTCGGCGACACCACCGTGCAGGAGGCGCACCGGAAGGCGCTGGCCAGGCTGGGGGTGCGGGCACGGTTCACCAAGCGGTGCACCGTGGCGCAGGCGCAAGCCGAGATCAAGGCGGGGCTGCCGGTGGTCTGCGGCGTGCTGCACCATGGGCCGGTGTCGAAGCCATCAGGCGGCGGGCATTATGTGACCCTGCACGGGTTCGATGGTGGCCCCCGGCCGGCGTGGCATGTTCACGACCCCTATGGGGAGCTTGATCTGGTAAATGGGGGGTGGAGCCGGCAGGGAGGGGGTGCCGGTCGTGATCAGAGGTATTCGTTCAGAAACTTCAATCCGCGGTGGGATTCGGGCGGCGAGCAGTGGACGTGGTTGTTTAGCTAGAAAGGTGATCGGCCGCTGAGCGCTTGGGCGGCTTGACACGACATCCACTCGCGCAGCCATAGGTCGCTGATGTCGTCTAGATCATCAAAGGCACGACGACAGCGCTTCCATGCGCAGCGGGCGACGTTCTCCCAGTCGGTGGGGGTCATGCTGGCAGCGGCCAGCTCGGCATCACACGGCTGGGCGCAACGTGTGCACCGCCAGAACCACGAATCGGGCCCGCCATCGGTGCGAACTGGCGCCTGGCAGCAGCGGGATTGAGGGGTGGGGTGGGTCATGGTTCGGTCGGCGGGTCGATCCGCAGCCATGCGTCGTTCATGTTTTTGCCGGTGTTCCAGACAAAACACCACCTAGTGGTGCGACTGTTGTGCAGGGCTCTGAGTCGAGCTTTGCACCCTTGAACCATGTCTACATGCCAATCTTTCCCGCGCGGTGATCGCCAGGTGTCCCCAAGGCGGAATCGATCGGCTGGTAGGTGGGTCATTCTTCCCCCTTCTCCGCCCGCTCGGCCTCGGCGGTGAGCACGGCGCGGAGGCGTTGGCGCTGCATGTAGAGCGCTTTGGCCACAGCGTTGCCCTGGATCCTGCGGGTTATTGGAGGCTCATCCGGCAGGATGTGACGCTGCAGGGCGCGGATCTCGGCGGCGTAGCCGTAGCGATCGCTCAGGCAGTCGTAGGCGTCGGCCGACTCCAACAACTCATCGGGCACGCTGGATTGGTCGTAGGCGCGGCGCATGGCCTGCCATAGCGGCTGGTCAGCCATCGGCGCCTTCCTGTAGGGCCTCGCGGATGAGGGCGAGTTCGGCTTCAAAGAACCTCGGGCACTGTCCGTTCCCCATACGCTTGCTCACCAGCGCCAGCGCCTGCTCCCGCAGGGTCGGGGGCGCGGCACGGCGGGGGGTTGGGTGGGGCGGTCGGGGGTTGTCATGGGGCAATCTCCATCAGGATGTTGTGCAGGTCTTGATCCAGTTCCGCCAAGGTGTTCTCAACCGTTTTCCAAGCTTCGCGGCACGCTTGATCGCGTGTCTTCGCCTTGAGCGGCTTGGTTTTAATCGTCAGCGTGGGGCAGTGCATAACCCACTGCCCGCGGTAGTAGATGTGGTTGTCGGTGATGCTGATGCGCAGGCTGCCAGATACAGCCTCAAACGAGTGAGGAATGCGTTCCTTGTCACCTTGTCTGTATGTGGTGCAGTCACGCCAGACGCAGTCGCTCATGCCCCCTCCCCCGGCGCAGCCGGCAGCGGCTTACACTCTCGGACCATGGCTAGTGCCTGTTTGTGAATGCGGCAAACCCAAGAATGCCCCGTGATGCTTTCTGGCTCCCAGGTATCGAGATCGCAGTTGCAACGGACGCCGCTGTTTTTGACCCACACTACATACTCTTTCACGGTTGGTATTGTTGTGCTCACGACTTCACCTCCGGCAGCGGCAGGGCGGGCGTGCTGGCCCAATCGCATAGGGGGTCCTCGTTGCCTGCCCCCAGTTGAATCCTGCAGGTGCAGGCGATGGGGTGCGTGCAGACAATCCGTTGCCGCTCGGCGACGGGGATGGGCGTGGGGTTGGTGCCGTAGCGGGCGAGGGCATCACTCCATCCATCTTGGCGACCAGCTTCCCAAGAGGAGGCCATGTCTGAGTTGTACCAGGCAGGCGCCTCTTTCTCTGGAGCTTCGTCCGCCGGCCCCACCACCGGCTCCGACAGGGTGGCGCGAGCGCTCTCCGCCAGCTCTTCCAGGTGGTCAACGTCAACCGTGAGGATTAGCCGATGGCCGGGGCCCCTGACCGAATCGCCGTGGCTGGTGAGTTGGTCTACGGCGTCGACGAACTGCTGGCACAACTCACGAAGATCGCTCATTTCAACTCCTTAATCAAGTTCAGAATGTCAACCACCGGCACCGCCGGCAACGCATCACCCGGCAGACAGCGGGTGTGAGTTGCGATCACTTTTGGCAACACCGCCGCAATGCTCGCAGGGTTGGCGCCGGGGCCTGTAGAACCTGGCGCGGCCTCATAGGCGGCAACCAGTTCCAAGGCGCCGGGCGCCAGAGGTTTCGTTACTTTAGCTTTAAACATGATGCACAGTCTCCAGAGGGAATAATAACAGCATCAGCCACCTTCCAGCTTCCGCAGATACCACGCCGGCAACTGCAACGGCTGCGGTGCCGTGTCATACCCTGGCCAGTAGTCAAGCGTCTGCGCTGCTGCTACCTGGTCCAGCGCCTGGCGATACAGCAGGCGGCCAAGCAGTTGCTGATCCTCGGTGAGGAAATAACGGCCGATGAACTGCGGCGCTGGGGTTTCTTTTTCGATGGCGATGAACTCGAACACGATCGGCACATCGTCCAGCGCACCGGCTGACAGACCCAGCAGCTCGCAGATCGCGGCGCGGCACTGGTCTACGGCGTCGGCGTAAAACGCACCCTGCAGGACGTAGCCGAAGCCGGCGGCAGACTTCCCGAACGGTTCGGGGCCTGCATCGGCGGCAGACTTCAGATCCAGCACCCGGAGTTCCCGGCCGTTGAACCGCAGCCCGTCAATCCGCACCTTGCACCTGTGCCCGGTGATCGGGTCGAACCATGTGAGCGTGAGCTCGTTGAATCGGCGGAGCTGAGGGCCAAACATTGGGCCGAGTCCGGGGTGGGCGTCCACGGCGTTGCGGAGCTGCAGCGCCAGGTCGTAGTCGGCGGCGGGCATCACCGTCGCGCCGATGGTGCGGGCGTCGAACGCCTGCCACCACGCCAGCCGGCGGTGCGCATCCTCCCAGCCCTCGCGGGCCTTGGTGCCGGGCTTGCTGCTCTCGCCCGTGGTGAGCTGCGTCTCGGTCGGCCGCTTCGGTGCATCCGCCGGGATCGCGACGAACTGCTCCTGCCACGATTCCGGCTCCAGCAGCATCGCGTGCAGTGCGCTGCCGATCACCTGCTGGGGAGTTGCGACACGTTCCGGCCGGTTCGGATCGCGGTATGCCGCCCACGCATGGGCCGGGGTGCGGCTGATGGCCAGCTTCAACAGGGAAGCGTTCCAGCCGGCGAGGTCGTCATACTGCTGGCGGGGCAGCATCGAGAACGCCTGCGGGGCGTCCGTGAGCACCAGCTCGGCGGCGGCCGGTGCTGTGAGGGTTGCAGTCATCGGGATTACATCGCCTCCTTATTGATGACGGACTGCAGAAAGGCACGCGCCATCTCGTTTGTTGCATAGAAGTGCGCGTGAGCTTCGACGCCTAACAGCAACAGCCCACCGAGGTCATTTCCGTTGGTCTTAATCAGAAGCCTTGCTAACGGCCCGCCTAGATGCTCAGCCCAACCGCAAATGCAATGAGTGGTCTCGCACGTATGCCAGTCGCTCATCTCCAATGCGTCATCAGTTGCCAGCGCGGCATGGGCAACAGCCAGCAACCTGGACGGCGCATCCTCGGCAATGGGAAGGCCAATGGCGTAGCTGAGGTTGGCGTCGCGGAGGTTGGCGTAGCTGAGGTTGGCGCTGCGGAGGTTGGCGTAGCTGAGGTTGGCGCCGCTGAGGATGGCGCCGCTGAGGTTGGCGCCGCTGAGGTCGGCGCTGCGGAGGTTGGCGTAGCGGAGGTTGGCGTCGCTGAGGTTGGCGTCGCGGAGGATGGCGCCGCTGAGGTTGGCGCCGCTGAGGTCGGCGCTGCGGAGGTTGGCGTAGCTGAGGTTGGCGCCGCTGAGGATGGCGCCGCTGAGGTTGGCGCCGCTGAGGTTGGCGCTGCGGAGGTCGGCGCTGCGGAGGTTGGCGTCGCTGAGGATGGCGTCGCGGAGGATGGCGTCGCGGAGGATGGCGTAGCTGAGGTCGGCGTAGCTGAGGATGGCGTAGCGGAGGATGGCGTAGCTGAGGTTGGCGTAGCTGAGGTTGGCGTCGCGGAGGTTGGCGTCGCGGAGGATGGCGCCGCTGAGGTTGGCGCCGCTGAGGTCGGCGCTGCGGAGGTTGGCGTAGCGGAGGTTGGCGCCGCTGAGGATGGCGCCGCTGAGGTTGGCGCCGCTGAGGTTGGCGCGGGCGCCGACTGGGTTATTAGCCAGCCATAGACCGTGGAGCCTAAGGATTTCTTTCAACTCGTCTTGCGTGTACGTAGTCATCGGGATGTCACGGTGAGGGTGAACGGCAGGCCATCGCTGATGAACAGCGCGGCCATGCTCAGAACGTCGTCGTCGCGGGCGAAGTCGTCGCACACGCCGTTCTCGAAGTGGAATCGATAGGAGCTGTCGCCTGGCCCGGGGTCGTGGACCACGGTGCAGAGGGGGTGGGCTTCAACGTCGGCCAGCGACGCGAGCGGGGTGAGGGTTGCAGTCATGGTGCCTGCGTGGTAGTGGTGTCTGCAATCGTGCCGCCGATAAATAGTCTTCTGCAGGCAGGCAGGTTGACGCCGCCTATATCCATCCACACACCTCCTCCTATCGGCCTTTGGTAGTACCCAAGGCGGTTGTCGTAGTGAGTGAGTAAACGCAAAGAGCCGTCAGTGCACCTGACTTTGTGGTTGAGCGCTTCGTCCAGGGATTGAATGGTGCTCATGGTGATTCCGTTGCGGTTATTTCGGGATTGAATGGAGTGGTCAGAGCCGCCTGCAGGCGGCATCGGAGGGTGCGTAGTTGCGGCAGGCACGTTCCAGCGCCTGCTCAGACGGCCCGGCGGTCAATGCCGTCAGGACGGCAGCGGTCAGGATCGCTACCGTCGCAAGGCGGGAAAAGAAGCGAGCGCGGGAGAAGGTCATCAATCTGCTCAGGGAGTGGGTTGATGGGAATGCGATAGCCGTCAACCACGAGGAAGTCGCGGCCGGCGGATCTGATGTGAAAACAAGTCATCGTCGGGAAAGCAGAAGGTCTCGGAATCGGCCAGGGCCGGCGCATCGTCGTCGTCGCGGCGCCCTCGCCAATCGGGCCAGGTTCTCCGTCGCCAGTCGGCGGCTCCATTCAAGGTCCGCCACGATCGCCTCCGGCGACATGTTCGGAGCGCAAAGGATGCCGACGCCCCGGCGGTGCCGGGCCAGGTAGTCATCGATCAGGCTGATCGACTGATGCCATTCGCCGTGGCGGAGGTGATCCATCACAAGCCGCTGGAGCTCGCCCGCATTGGTCAACACCCGGGCCCGCACGCCGAGATCAGTGGTCCCATCGCTCCGGCGATACCAGCCGACCGTCCCGATGCCATTGGCCGGTTGCAGCCGCTCGACATGGAGGGTGGCGACGAACGCCGCAGGGCAGCGAAGCCAGAGGTGATCGGTGCGCAGCGATGGGCGGAGGGTGTCAAGCGGTTCAGTGAATGCCCACGGCCATAGCCGCACGGCCCTGATGCAGAGGTCGGTGTCGCCATTAGGCCGCGGCGCCCAGCAGTCGACGACGCCGCGCCAGCGAACCCACTGGCCTTCCAGGGGGAGGAGTTCAGAGCGGGTCATCAGTCGAACTCCGGCATTGCCTCAGGCTGCAGCGGCAGCTCGCCCGATGGGTTGCTGAGCAGTTCCTGGATCCGTTCCGCGCTGATCAACTGCCGACCCTGGCGGCTCTTGCCTTCGGACCATGCGGCGACTGCAGCATTGTCGGCAAGGGACTGCATGACGGCGGAGAACTGATCGGCCGGAACCTGGCTCAGATCCTCTACTGAGAGGACCGCGCAAACTTCGGAGACGAACGCTTCCGCGCCGACGGCGCCGAGGCGTTTTTCCATCGCGCCGATGATGGTCTCCAGTTGCTGCTGGCTGATCGGGGCGGGAGTGGGCTCCGCTGCGGGCTCGGGCGTGGTGTCCGTCACCGTCACCGTCACCGGCTCGGCCTCTGCCTGCTGCTCGGTCGGCTCCTCCTGCTGGGGCAGCAGATGATCGATGGGAGACTCCTGCCTCAGCCCTGCATCCGCCGCGTCATCCGCAGCGACCGCCCGGGCCATCTCGATCGAGACCGGCAGCCACTTGAACAGCCGCTTGGTCACCTTCGCCAGCGCCATCGCCTCATAATCCGTGACCCATGGCCCGCTGGTGCCGGACTTGCTCCGCTTCCGGATGCCCTCCAGTTCGGCGCGGCTCATGACGACAAACTGCGGCCGGTCGCTGTCCGTCAGGTGCGCAACGGCATAAACGAACGTGAGTTTTTTCGGGTCGTTCCGGTCCGGGTTGCCCCAGTTCGGCGTGTGCTTCAGGTCGCTGTGCAGGCCGAAGATGCACTCGAACTCATCGCCTTCAAACACCGCACGGGCCTCGATGCTCGCGACACGGCCTGACCGCATCGCCAGATCGATCATGCCGCGGTAGCCCAGCTGGAACTGTGCATCCCGGCCGTAAGGCACCAGGTACGCCTGCCCCAGGTTGCCGCCGATCTCAAGGCCGAGCTGCGCACACTGGAACAACGCGCCGAGGAGGCTTGCCTGTGAGCACTCGGCGAGCTTCGGGTTCCGGCGGATCTCGGTCAGCGCAATCCGGAGCAGCCGGTCGGGGTCGAAGTGGCGGGGCAGCGCCAGCTTGATCTGCTCGCTGATCTGCGGACTCCGCAGCAGCGACTCGATCGTGCCGGTCTGCTCGCCGGTCTGACGCTGCAAGCTGGCCGGCGGCCGTGTCTGCACTTGCTGAATGGCCCCGTTGCGTGCCGGGGCGGTAGCGGTTTTGGCCATAAAAACCTAGGTGGGGGTAGAAGGGGGTTTTGATGACCCACCTGCTGCGATACTAACCGGATTCGCTACCGGATGGCAAGCGCGGTCGGGACCGTTACCGGATGTCACCATGGACACGCCCCCAAGTCGCGGCTATGCCCCTACGATCCCCCGCAGCAGGTTGCAGCGCATGATCATCATCCCCGAAACCCCTGGCGAACAGGCGCTTTTGCAGCGGTCCATCTCAGGGCTCCGCTACCTGCTCGGCGGTAGCGTTCCCATCCGCTTCCAGGCTTCCGACGGCGCCCTCGTGGACGCCTCAGCCGTCGAGCAGTTACTGGGCGCTGCTCAGCAGGGGGTGGGCATCAGCCGGAATCCCGTCGTCGTTCAAGGTCCGGACCATCGCCGCCAGATCCACCAGCTCAGCGGTCAGCTCGTCAACGTCGTAACTATCCAGCCCAGCGACCACAGCCTTGAGCTTGGCGATCCGGCCCGGGTCCCGTGACGGGTACGCCCGCAGCAGTTCCGGCAGCCCATCACTGAGCAGCCGGCCGCGATCGGCGCACCACTGCTGGCAATGGCGGGAAATCCAGCGACTCAGGCTGGCGGCACCCTCGGCCGTTGGTTTCGCCGCCACGCCAGTCAGCGACAGCCGGCCGATCCATACCAGGAACAGGTCGCCCGCGTGCAACGGCAGCCCCGTCACCGGATGCGCCAGCCAGAACGGCTCGTCAGGTTCCCATGGCCGGACCGGCGGGCGTTTCAGGTTTCGATCTGCCATCGCTGCAGCTTCGCCCCGGTCGCAGCCCGACAGCCAGGCGAGCGCCAGATTCAACTGGCCGAGGGAGTCGAACAGCTTGGGGCCGGGCCGCAGATACTGCCCGTTCCTAAGCATCGAAATCTGCCCCGACCCGAGCCATGAGCGCTGCTCAGGGTATGCCCAGTTGGCCAGATCCTCTAGGTTCTGATTCGACAGGCCATTGCGGGCCATCAGGGCGCGGAATGCCCGGGTGAATGTGTCCAGTCCGTCGCGGTAGCGCTGATCAGCAGGGCCGAGGGTGTCATGGTTCTCCATGGTTGGCAGTCTGGAGTTCCGGATCACAGCGGGCTAGGGCGGTCTTAATGAGGATGACCGATCCCCTACAGATCGGCTGCGGTCAAGATACAGCATAAAAGAGGGCCCCCGAGGGGGCCCATCAGTTGCTCGCAACCGCTACCGTCAATCGTCGCTGACGGGCTCCAGTGTGATGCGCCCGCGGCTGACGCGGATTTGCAGCGTATGGCCCTCGCGGGCGCCGATCTGCTCCAGATACCGGGCGCCAACGACAGCATGACCGACGCCAGTGAGGACGCGGGTCTGATAGGTCAGCGGCCGACCCGGGCGGCCCTTGGCGCGTTCCTTGTCATGCAGGGCGCCCTTTGCCTGGAGGAGGGCCTCATAGAAGCCGGTGAAGTTGGTGCGGGCCTTACCTTCGGCGGTAGTGCTCACGTATCCAGTCTCCCGGGCGAGGGTGGTTTTGTTCGCACCCTGCGCGTTCAGTTCGTCCACCTTTGCCAGTAGTGCGGGGCCAGTCAGGGCCATCGGGCATCTTGCAGTTCTCGGTAAGGATAATAACCACAGCCGCCAGTGCTAGGCGGGGTTTGCGCACTGCGGATAAGTTGACCGACGGTTTGCTATCTGGTCATGCGCACGTCGGTGGATTTGTCGAACCTTGGCGACGAGCTTGAGGCGTTGGCGGAGATGCTGGAGAGGATTGAGGAGGGGAGGGGCGCCGATGGGGTCACTGAGCCGGAGGAAGAGGAAGAGCCGGAGGAGTGACCGCCCTGGCATTGGCCATCCGCTGCCGGTTCGCCTCACGCCCGGCCGGCGATCGCTTCCAGCACCGCGAGCACAGCGGCGCCGTCCTGGTGGAGCGCACCAGCCGCGGGCATTCCAGGCACGGCTGCGGGGCAGCGGGATCGGGGAGTCCGCGCTGGCGGGCCCGGTAGCGGCGGGTCCGGGCGGCGCCGGTGGGGTCAGACATCGCCAAGCTCCACCATCGAGGGCCAGTCGGGCATCGTTGAGTCGTAGGCCGCTTCCAGGGCGAACATCAGATCGCAGTCCGGGATCTCGATGCTGCCGCCCTCAACTGGCCAGTTGCATAGGCCGTTGGAATCGCGGCATCTGGCCAGCACCTCCTCAACGGTGGGGACGCCGGGCCCGAATGTCTCGCGGATCAGCTTGATTCGTTCATTGATGGGCGTGGCCTGAAATTGCTCGACGGTCATCGTGGCGTCGCGATCGATGTACTGGCGCCACAGATCCCAGTCGGTGGCCAGTTCGTAGTGGGTGTGAGCGGTCATGGCAGGCAGTGCAGTGGGGTGGTCAGCGGGTGACCTTGTAACCGTGGCGCTCAAGCAGGGCGATGGCGGCGGCGATCTCGTCGGCGGGGAGTGCCGGCCGGGCCGTGGCGCCCAGCTCGGCGGCCAGGCCGCGGTAGAGCCGCGCATCCGACTCCGCCAGATCGCGGAGTGTGGAGCGGAGCTGGTCGGCGATGACGCCCATGGGTCGTGGTGCGGGGGGACTTCCCCATTGTGCACCACAACGTCACGGGATGGCCAGGCGTTGCGGAATGTTGACGGCTTAACCCGCTGCCGTCACGGATGCGCTAGGGTATGGACATCGGGAGGGAGGCCTCCCAATTCCACCGCACAGCCAGACATGCTCACAGCCAAAGAAATGCTCCGCTTCGCCAACGAGTACAGCCCCGAGCAAATCGAAGAGTTTGCCGCCCGCATTCTTGCTAGTACCACCCAGGCAGAACGCACGGCGATTCTCCGTGAGTTCAACGCCAACCTGCCCGGCGAAGGCGAAAACAACCACCCGCAATCGCTTGCGCTTTTCAACGCCTGCCAGCCATGACCCCTGCGGCCCGCCGGGAGCCCATCCCGGCAACCCTTCCCACTGCACTGCCTGTAATGACTGCCACCACGTATCGAGTCGAAGCCCACGACGGCAAGCGCTGGGGATTCGGCATCCGGGTCAACGACAACAGCAACCTGCCGGAGTTCTGCAGCTTGACGCTTGCCGAACAGTTCCCCACCCGGGCTGAGGCGTTTGAACTCCGCGACCATGCCGCCCGAATCTGTGGCGGTTCGCTCCGGGTTGCTGCCGTCCGCGACGATGCCTGACCCCACCAGCGCCGAGCGGAGCCGCCGCTACCGCGAGCGCCAAGCCGGCCGCCTGGCACCAGCCGTCAAGGTCACGTGCCAGGCGTGCGGCATTCTCCACACCGGCGCCCGTGGCGACCACTGCTCCCGCTGCTGGGAACGTGAAACGCCCGAGGGCCGCAGGTTCAAGGCTGGCCGGGTGGCTCGCGCCTACGCCCGCAAAAAAGCCCAAACCGGTTGATTGTTACGAGAGATCAACCTGGCGCCACTGTCTCGCCATGCCGTCACGCGTGCGCTAGGATAAAGGCATCGGAGGGGAGGCCCTCCACCACCACACAACCCCAGCCATGAACTCCAACACCATCGTCGCCAAGATCGGTCAAAAGAACGCCGCCGACATGGCCATCAGGTTCAAAGCTCTGAAAATGGGCGCATCGGTCGAAATGATCAACGCCATGGACGTGTTCGCCCTCCTCGATTGGATCTCCGACAATGCTTAATTCATTCCGCGTTTGGATTTACAAAGGGCTCTGGCAAACTGGCTATGAGCCCTACGACATGCCAGGAGCCTATGCCAGAACCAGGTACTCGCTTGCGTCAGTCGACAACAGCGGCGTGCCCAAGGACGGCACTTACAAGGGCATCATGATTGCAGACAAGACCTTGCGGCTTATTGCCGGTGGTGAATGCCATGGCGGATCTGTTGTAAATCACTTATTTTCTGATTTTCTTGTCGAGTTTGACGACCATTATCACGATGAGTACAGGCGCGGGCTGGAGCGTGGTTTCAAAGGAAAGCGCTGCTGCTCCGATCGGTATCTTTGCTCCAAGTCCCAAGACTGGAGAGACGGCTACCGAAATGGGCTAGAAGCCAAGCTCCAAGCATTAACCGCTTGACTCTCCCGCCCCGGCCAGCCCGGGGCTTTTTCATGGCCTACGGTTCCCCCACCGGGTCGGCCCATCTTCCGTAAGGGGGGCGGCGTGGTCGGCTCGTGTGGGGTCGGCCTGAAACGCTACCGAAGGCCCGGTACCAGCTACCGAGGAATCCTCGGCAGCTCGATCACGCCAGCAACCGCCGCACCGTCGAGCGGCTGCAACCGAGCCGCCCCGCGATCGCGGATTGAGTGAGCCCCTGGCGCCGCCACCGGCGGGCCCGCTCCTGGCGCCCTTCGCTCAGGTGGGCCAGGACAAGGACAGGAAGGAGCAGCAGGGCAACCGCCCACGCCGCAACGCATGAAATGGACATGATCAGTTCGGGGGTGATCAGCCGCGGCGGCGCTCTCGGCCGGCCGGGGCTGGGAATAGGTGCCAACGGAGAACGCCCGTCCATCCGCTGGCTTCCTGATCATACCCCGGCCGTTTGCGTTGCGGTGGTGTGTTGCATGAAGTGAACGGGTCCATCGCAGACGGGATAGGGTGGGGGGAGCACTCGCCTATGACCCATGAAGGTCTCAATCACTCGAACCAGCCCGAACGGGCTGCAGGCTCAATACAACAGCACCATGAGCGCGGCCGCACAGGTCTGCATCAGATGGCGAAACCAGTTCTCTGGCGTCACCTGCATGTCCATTGATCAGGCCGAAGAACTGCAGGCACTGCTCAATACCCTCCTGTCAGAAGTGGGCAAGACGCGCCCCATGACGCTGGGCGATCGCGTCACGCTGGCGACCGTGGAGACCGTCTATGGCTCCGAGCTGCCCACCATCGATGTCTGACGGCACCCCCTACGAATGGCAGCCGATCCGCACCGCCTCCACGGACGGGACTGAAATCCTGGTGCTGGCTGAATATCAAGGCCTGCGAGAGGTGCACCTTGCTATCGGTGAACGCGGCATGTGGTGGTCGCCGGACAGAGAGCGCATCCTGTCGATCGATCCCACCCACTGGATCCCGGCACCGCCCTGGCCTGACGCCGCTGGCTCTGACGGCTGAGGATGCTCGGCGTCTCTTACTTGCGCTACAGCAGCGCCGGCCAATCCGGCGGCACCAGCATCCTGCGCCAGACCGCCAACCCCGAGGCCTACTGCAAGGCCCGCGGCTGGCGGCTGTGGGAAGGCCCAGCCTATTCCGATCCGGGCGTGAGCGCCTTCGCCGGTGATCACCTGGCTGATGGTGACCTGGGCCGCTTCCTGGCCGACCACCGCGCCGGACGCTTCGGGGGTGAGCCGGTGGCCCTGCTGCTCGAGGACGTGGACCGATTCAGCCGGGCGTTTCCGCTGGCGGTGCTGCCGGTGCTGGTGGATGACGTGCTCAATGCAGGCATCACCCTCAGCCTGCTCAGTTTTGATCGGGACTACAGCCGCGAGAGCATCCGCGCCAACCCCCTTGAGCTGCAGGAGCTGCTGATGCGCCTCAGCGCCGCCCACGAGTTCAGCGAGAGGCTGAGCCGGCGAATCACCTTCGCGCACCAGCAGCGCCGCCAAGCCATCCGCGCCGGCCAGCCCACAGCACCCGGGCAGGCGCCGTCCTGGCTCAACCTGGGCCCCAGTGGCTGGGAGTTCAACTGGTACGCGCCCATCGTGCGCCGGGCCCTCGCCCTCAGCGCTGAGCACGGGGCCGCGGCGGTGGCCAGGATCATGAACGCCGAGGGCGTGCCATCCCCGGGCGAGGCGGTGCAGGCCCGGCGCCAGAACAACCCACGCCGCCGCCCCACCGCCGAACCCAGGCGCATCCGCTGGACCGCCAGCACCGTGCAGCAGCTGCTGAGCGCACCGCAGATCCGCGGCGCCCGGCCCATCCGCACCCCCGGGCACAGTGCCAGGCTCCGGGCATGGAAGGAGCGCACCGCCCAACTGGCCCGCCAGGGTGTGGCCCGCAGCGACTGGCCCGCCCGCCCGCAGCAGACATGGGACCAGCCACAGGAGGCCTACTATCCCGCCCTGCTCACGCCGGCCGAGCACGCCGACCTGCTGGCGATGGTGGCCCGCCGCTGCCCACCGGAAGCCGGCCGCACCGATCGCCAGCGGTGGATTGCCAGCACCATGACCCGCTGTATCTGCGGCGAACGGATGGGCGCCACCGGCACCACCAGGCTGCAGGCCGCCGGCGTGAAGCGCTTCCTCTACCTGCGCTGCCGTGGCGCCGGCCGCAACGGAACCTGCTCCGCCCCGCTGGTGCCCATCCCTGTGGCACAGGCCCACCTGCTCACGCGGCTCACCGGCGATGACTTCGCCGTCATGCTCCAGCGCGATGCCGGCGCCGACCGGGCCCAAGCGCTGGCTGCGGCGATCCAGCACCAGCAGACTGCCGAGCTGGCCGTCGTCCGCCTCCAGCAGCAGCAACGGGCCGGCGATGCCGCCATGGCCATAGAGACCGACGCCCTGGTGCTCGGCGTGCTGGCCCGGCGCCAGGCCGTGATCGAGGCCCAGGCGCAGCAGGCTGCCCGGGCGCTGGCTGCGGCTCAGCGTGCGGTCGCGAAGGCGCAGGCGGCACCCTCCCTGGCCGCCCTTGGCGCTGCGGCACAGGAGGAGATCCGCCGGACGCTGGCACGGTTTTCTGCTGGTGACGACTCAGAGGATGATCGGCGCATGGTCTGGCGCCACCTGCGGGCGCTGGGTCTGCGGGTGACGATCGACACGGCAGCGATGCGAATGGCGTTGCAGGTTGGCGACGGGCAGGCGGACTGGCAGCCGATCGATCCGGAGCTGGCTGCTTATGCCCTGAGCGCTGCAGCCACCGGGGCGGTGTTCGGGGACAACATCGTGTCGTGGGAGACCTGAGCGCCGGGGAACGCCGACTGCGCGATCTTGAGGGCTGCCTTCCAGTCGTCAGCGCGGACGGCGCCGCGGCGGCGGGTGCCGTTGGGGAGGGTCAGCAGGATGGGCCAGAGGGTCATGGCTCGACCCTCCGCACATGCAAAGCCGCACCCGATCCGTTACATGCAGAACATGTCCGATAGGTGGTGCCGCTCGCCGACACTGAGCGGACAGTTTGACCGCTACCGCCGCAGCAATGGCACAGCCCGGTTTCGCGCTCCCATTTCATTTTGCAAGCTGCAACCTCTGCCGTTGTGATTATAACCCTCTGTAGATCACGCTTCGGGGGGAACTTTGGCATTCCTTTGCGTGGCCCACGCGAATAGAAACCGATTGGAACTGCTCCGGTCAACTGAAAGCCGAGGTTCCTGTCGAGGCATTCATAGATGCGAGGCTGCCAGTCGTCGGGGAGGCGATGAACTTCCCGGGCGGTTATGGCGTGGAAGTCTGGTGCGCTCATGCCTGCACCTCCCCACCGACCCGCTTGAACGACACGACCCATACCCACGGGTTGGCGTGCCATGAGCCGGCGCCGTTGATTGATTCCCAGAGAATCCTGAATCCATCGACACAGCCGGCGCAGTCGGGATCGTCAGTAGGCTCCCAGTGCGGTCCGTCATAGAATCCGTTTTCGGCTCCTTCCGATTGCGCGTCCGCTTCGCTGATCTCCTGCAACCGCTCCACCCGCACGTCGGTGACCTCCAGCAGGATGCGCGAGGCAGCACGGGGCATGTGGATCGATGGGCGCCATCCGGGGCCGAAGTCGTGATCGGGCCAGTCGGCGCGGTACTGGAAGCCGGTTTCATGCTGGCCACCACACCACGTCTCCCGCACCCAGAGCCGGTCCCCTGGCACGCCGTAGGGGCAGCGGGTGATCGTCCCCCCCTCCTCCCTGCCACAGGCCACGCCAGCTTCCCGGTAGAAAGCCACCCACGTCCCCCTGGGAGCTTCGGCGCCTTGGGCGGGGCGAATCTCGGTGGCAAAAGGGGTCACCTTCGCCACCCGCCTTGTCTGCGTCTTGGCGCCGGCCAGGATGGCGCGGACCATCGGGCCGGAAAACAAGATTGGGCGTTCTTTGGTGCTCATGGCGCCTCCTGTTTGCGTTGCAGAAACTTCACCAGTTCCGCCACTTGGGACGGCTCCAAGTGGACCACCGGCTCGGCGCGGTGGTCGTTGACCCTCAGCTCAATCGCGCAGCCGTTCCATGTGGCGTAGATGCCATAACCCAGATGCTCGGTGTACTCGTGGATCATTTCCACACCTCCGCCACCCGTGCCGCCAGCTCCGCCAACGTGCCGTCATTGACGATCACCCTGGCAACCGGCACGCCGCCCAGTCCAGCCTCTGACCGGTGCCCGCTGTTGTCCTCATAGCCCGGGCGGATCACGGACCAGATCTGGCCGCCCATGGACTGGATCCTCAGCGCTTCATTCGGGAACCGCACATCATCCGCCACCACCGGGCAACGCATGGTGCGGACCTTCGCAGCCCACACCTCAACCCACAGCTCCGGATGGATCACGTCGCGGCCCCATTCGGTGCCGAGCGTTCGCAGTAGCTGCCGGGCGGTCTGGCGGCCGGGCAGCAGGTCAAGCGGCTCTTCCTTGCTCCAGTGCGTCAGGCGGTGCGCCGTGTGCCATGGATAACCCGCTGAGTTCAGCAGCTCGGTCACCATCCGCCGCAGCGGATCAGCAAACCCGACGCGCATGTAGGCGGGCTGGTGATCGCCCAGATACTGCGCAACTGTTGACTTGCCGCAGCCGGGGGCGGGGCTCCAGAGGCCGATGATTGGAATGGTCATGAGGGGTAGTTGCGGTTGGGATTGGTAGGGATGGTGATCAAGCGACAGGAGGTTGACGGCGGCCCTTCGGCCGGCGTTGTTGGTCGGGCAGTACCTGCCCCTTAATCCGGGCGTAGCGGGCATTCAGTGCCGCCCACACTTCGCGGTCCTTGAACTCAAAGTGGACCGTGCCTTTCTTGTATGGCCGGAACAGGAAGAAGCCCCAGTCGTGCCAGCAGCCGGGCTCATAGCTGTTGGCGCTGATGCCCTCAGGTGTGCGCACTTCCTCAATGGCGCGGCCGGTGATATAACACAAAGCCTTGATCAGATCCTGGATGTCATCCCACTGGCTGCCGTAGGTCTCGATCCGTACCCTTCCGGAGCCATTCCATGCCACCTGCGCAAGTTGGGAACAGATGAAACGCTTATTCAGCATGTAACCCAAGTTTGTCACCCATCCTTCTACGCCATACCGGTTCTCCTTAGTATACTTAGTCAGCTCATCAATCGCTTCCTCCACTGCTCGATCGATCCGCTGGTCCTGCGTGCCGGCGACGATCTGCAGCATCCGGTAGATGTTCCGCTCCGTGAACGGGATGCGGCTCTGCTGCTCGACGAACCTGTTGATGTCTTTTGCGAGCTGGCTGGTGGCCATCTGCTGTGGCAGGAACTCATCAAAGACGTGCTTCCATGCCTGCTTCTGGAGGTCCTTGCGGAACCGGTTACGGGCGACTGGCTGACCTTCGATCGTGACCTGCAGGCCCAGGTCCTTACCGAAGAAGCCATCAAGCACGGACTGCAGCCGCACGCCAGCCGCCACCTGTTCATCAAAGATTCGGCACGCTTCCACGTACCTGTTCACGATGTCGCGGCTGCGGCGGTAGGGGATGATCCCTTCGCCCTGGGCTTCGATGTCGTCAGGCCCGAGGAAGAAGCCGTCGAACTCATCGGCGCCGGGCTTGGCGCCAGGTTTCGTTAGGCGGATCAGGCCGACGCGCACCCTGGTGGAGCGCTCGGAGTCGGCGAAGCACTCGCCCAGATCTGCCTTGCTGCCGTAGGCCTCCATCAGCTTCGCAAGCTGCAGTTGCAGGCCCCGGTAGTGACCGCTGATGGTGTTCCAGTTGCAGAGCGCCACGATCTCGCAACCGGGTGGCGCAACCGCCCAAGCGTGGAGGATGTGGGCCTCGTCCGCCGAGAACGGCGGGTTCATCACGATCGCGTCGACGTGGCTGATCTGATCAGCGGTGACCATGAGCCAGTCGTTGCTGAGCAGCCGGCTGGCGGGGATGCCGGCGAGAATCGTCCGGAGCTCAGGCTCAGGTTCTGCGGTCAGCACCTCGGCGGCGCCACGGGCCAGGCACTCGCGCACCAGGTTGCCGCTGCCGGCGGATGGTTCGATGACGACCCGGCCGCGCAGGTCAAGTTGATCGAGCATCGTGGCGGCCACCTCGGGAGGGGTGGGGTAAAAGTCGGGACCGAACAGGCTCACGCCACCCTCCTTTTCGGCGCCGCCGATCGCCGCAGCCGGTCGATGCAGGCCGGCAGGTCATCGCCGCTGACGCCTTCCCGGTGCATGCTCTCCAGCCCAGCAGCAAGCACCAGGCAGGGCTCCGGTGAGCCTCCTTCGCCGATGGCACGCATGCACTCACGGTGCATCGCATGGCAGGCGTTATGACACGCGGTCTCAATCAGGTCTTGATCAGGCATGGCTGCAAACGGTGGGTTCACCAGCAGCAGGCCCGTGCCGGCCGCTGGTTCGTACGTTGTGGGTGGGTACCAGGTGAATCGCGTCACGCCGCCACCTCCAGTAGTAACCGCAACCGGTTCAACGCACGCTTTTCCCGCTGCCGCACCCGCTCACGGCTCACGCCCAACCGCTTGCCGATCGATGCCAATGTCACCAGTTCATGGCTGCCGTATCGCAGGCCGATGATCTGCTGATCGATCGGCTGCAGATGCTGCATCGCCTGTTCCAGTTGTTCTCGCGCCGTTGTATTCAGCAGCTCGTCATCCGGCGACTGGTCAACATCAGCCACCGCATCAACCAAGGCATTGCCGTCCTCGATCACCACCTCGTCAAGGCTGACCAGGCTCCAAACCCTGAGGGCAATATCAAGCTCGGCCATCGATACGCCCGTGGCTCGTGCGGCCTCCGTCAGTGATGCCGTCGGGTGTTGTCGCTGGTATTTCTTGATCTTGCCTATCTTTTCGATCTGATGCACCGGCAGCCGGACGATCTTATCTTGATCTGACACGCCCCGTGTGATCGAGTGCCAGATCCACCAGTAAGCATAGGTGCTGAACTTGTAGCCGCGTTCCGGCTCAAATTTCTCCGCTGCCTTGGCTAGGCCAATATTGCCCAGGCTGATCACATCCATCAGCTCCAGCGTCTGGCACATCCGGTAGTATTTTCGGGCGATGGTCACCACCAGTCGTAGGTTGGATTCCATCATCCGTTTGATCGCTCGCTGGCCGTTGCGCACCAGTCGTCGCTCAGCTTGTGTGGCGGGCTCGCGACCCTCAGCCTGGAACGCACGCATCTCCTGGATCTGTCGGCCTAACTGGATCTCCTGCTCAGTGGTCAGCAGCGGGATGCGGCCGATCTCGTTGAAGTAGGCGGTGGTTGAGTCGTGCATCAGAACACCACGGTCGGGGTGATGGCTGGCGTCGCCGCTGCTGCTGGGGCTGCAGGCGCTGCGGTAGGGGCAGTGTTCCCGGTCACCACTGGGGCCCATTCCTCCACGCGGATCAGCAAATCCGTGCGTTCCATGCCACTGCGATCGGTCCACCTGTCGGTGCTGACTCGGCCGGTGACCTTCACGAGATCACCCTTCCGCAGTTCGTTCGCTGCGCCCTCAGCATCCTCGCCCCACAGCTCAGCCTTGAACCAGTCGGGCGGCAGTGCGTTTGGGTCGTTCTTCTTTTGCCCCGGCCGGTTCACCGCCAAGCTGAGCTTGGTCTTGCAGGTGCCGGAGTTGAAATACTGAATCTCGGGATCACTGCCGAGGCGGCCGATCACGGTTTGCTGCGTCGATCGAAGGACCGCCGCCATGAGCTCAAGGATGTCCATCAGGTTGTGGGGGGCGTGATTGTGGACTGCGCCAGCTCCCGCCTGATCAAATCCCGCGCCCACACGGTCACGGGCACGTCGAGCTCACGGCAGCGGGTCTGGATCTCGCGGTAGAGGTCCTCACGCATCGTGAGCTGGATCAGGAATCGCCCGTCGGAGCGGCGGGTCATGGGTGGGAGTGGCGCATGATTCGATAATACCACGGTTTTGATCCCTACCGCAACCGCAGCACCTGCTCTGCCTCCTCAACAGACCTCGCAACCCCCGCCAGCCCGCCCATCTCCCGCACCATCGCCAGAAACGCCTCCTGCTCTGCCGTCAGCCGGCCCCGGGGGGCCTTCACCTCCACCGCAGCGAACACCGCCAGCCGCTGGCCCACCATCTCGGGCGTCACGGTCACGCTGCGCAGGCCGATCAGGTCGCTGCTGCCGACCGCCAGCCCCGCCCGCAACGGTCTCCCGTTCCGCACCACCACATCACCCGGCCGCAACCCGGCACGCATCGCCCCCAGGTTCCCAGTCGTCACCTTCGTCGACGGGCCCGCCCATCCAATGCCCACATTGTTCCGGAACAGTCGCACCGCGCCCCGGGCCAGCCGCAACAGGATCGTCTGCTGCAGTACCTGTTCGCTCACGCCACCTCCTCCCAGTGGAACCCCGCGCAGGTCCCGCCTTTCCGCAACGCAAACTGAATCGCTGGCTTGGTGACCCACATCGCCCGCGCTGCCGCCCGCACGCTCGGGAACACTTTCCCCGCCTCCACCGCACGCACCCTTCGCGCTGCTGCCGGTCGCCGCCGGTGCGTCGCCGCAATCTCCGCCGCCAACCGGTCATCCTCGATCGCCATCACCAGCCGCTGCTCCGGGATCCCGCCCAGCAACTCCGGGTGAGCCTTGGCGAACGCCACCAGGTCGCGTCGCGCCACATAGAACCGTGTCGCAGCCTTCAGCGACCGGCGTCGCCATGCCGGCAGCAGTCCGCGTTCGATCCAGCCCAGCGGCGTGTCTCCAGCGATCCCCAGCAGCCCCGCAATCCCCCCAACCGTCAGCCACTCGCCCGTCGCTGCCAGTGACAACCCATGCCGGTAGGCCGCTTGTTCGATCGCCATCGCACTACGGGCCGGAAATCCCTCACGGTTCGCCCACCGTCGATACACCGTGATCGCCCTTTTGGCCGGCAGCTCACCCGCCAGCCGCTCAAGCTGGTCGACCTCGGCGGGGGTCCATGGGGGGCCTTTGCTCACCTGAGCGCCTCCATGTATTCCCTATCTTTTTGATCAACCCATGGCCTGTACATCTTTACGAAGAGCGGAATATCTACACCCATCGCTCTTGCTACAACTGTCGCAGGGGCTCCGACGTTGACGGCTCGGACTGCCCAGCTATGGCGAAGATCGCCGGGCGCAAACGGGCATCCGTACCTGCGAAACTGCTCGGCTGATCGGCGCCCGATTTGCTGGAGAGTGGTTTTTCTGAGGTCGGTACAGATCTGCGGAAGTGGTTCTTTTTCGCGTGCCAGCTTATCAACGCCAAGCACATGCAACCAATCGTGCATGTATGGCAGAACGAGCCTGGCGGGGTTATTGACGATTTCGGGAACAGTAAGGATTCCCGTCCCGGTGTCTACTAATTGCGACACATCGCAAAAGAACGCCTCGTAGTTGCGAAGACCATACGCAGCCATCAGCGCGTAGACCAGTCGCCATCTTTTATTTGCAATTAGTTCAATCCCCGAGATGATTTCTTCATCGCTCAATGGCTTCCGGTCTTTGACGCCTTTCTTGTCTGAGTACGCTTCTTCAATGAAGCCCCATTGATCCGGAAGGTCTAGCCCGGCAGATCGAGCTAACTGAAAGTAAACCTGCCGGCAGATTTGGTAGCTACGTGTTCCCGCGTTGTATTGAGCAAGCGCTTTTGAAAGCAGGTCAACACAGATTGGCTCGGATCCTGCGAGGGAGTCAAGGACCCGAAGATATGGCAGGTATGCGCCTGTCCACGTGCTTTTCTTAAGCATTTTCCCGTTGCTTTCCCCGGAGTCCCAGAAAAAAGCCTTTTCAAATGCGGCGATCGCTGAGCTGATCTTCATGCCACTACCCTCTCGCGTTCAAATTGGCCTTTTGCTTGGCGGGCCGACAAAACATGCCGGGCCCAGCCGCGGGGGTTTTTCATTCCTCTGCGCCGGCCGACTTCAATAAGCTGGTCAAGAGTCTGTGCGCTTCTCTGTTCTTTTTTCCTGGCTTGCGCAACTGTCTGCCGATCCACTTCTACCAGCTCGCCGTCAACCATCCGCAGCTCCCGCTTTTCGACGGCAAACTGATGCCCGCACTCACCACACACCGACGCCTGCGACCCCATCGCCGCAAAGCACTTCGGGCACACCTTGACCGACGGCGCCTTCTCCTTCTCCTTCTTCTTCACCCCCTCCAGCGTCCATTCCTGTTCGTCCAGGTGATGCCCCAGCCGCTGGATGTTCCCAACGTGATCCAGGATCACCGCCGTTTTTCCGTCCTGTGGCCTGAGGCATCGCCCGATCATCTGCAGGTGCAGGCTCAGGCTCTGCGTCGGCCGCAACAGGATGCAGCCGGCCACGCTCGGCACGTCAACACCTTCGCCGATCAGGCTGCAGCTCGTCAGCACCTTCAATTCCCCGCGGCCCAGCGCTACGAGCAGCCCCCGGCGCGTTCCCGCATCCATCGTTCCGTCGATGCTCGCCGCGTTCACCCCCTGCCCGCGGAACGCCTCCGCTACAGCTTCCGCATGGGCAACGCTGCAGCAGAACGCGATCGCCGTCTGCCCACTCAGGTGCCGCCGGTAGTGGCTCACCGCATCGCCCATGATGCTCCGCCCCGTCAATTCCTCCCCCGCTTGCTTCATGTCGAAATCGCCCATCCGCTTCCGCAGCCCCTGCACCGAAAACCCGATCGGTGGTGCGAACACCCGCGCCGACGCCAGGTAGCCCTCCTCCGTCAGCCAAGCCGAGCTCGGGCCCAGCACCATGTGACGGAAATATCCGCCGTGGCCCTCACCAAGTCCTGAGCCATCGAGTCGCCGAGGGGTGGCGGTTTTTCCGATAAGGTATGCATTCGGCCACCGATCTACAACCTTTCCCCATTGATTGCCGCTTACAAGGTGATGTGCTTCGTCGATGATGATTAGCGCCGGCTCTTGCATCTGATCAATGCGCCGGGAAATCGTCTGAATTGATCCAACCTGCAACAGCGGGCGCAGGTTCATGGATCTCTTGGCCATTACCAGGCCATGGTCAACCCCCCACTGTGCCGCAGTCCCACTCAGTTGATCGATCAGCTCTGCACGGTGCGCAAGCAGCAGGACCCGGTTGTTTCTTTCGGTTGCAGATTTCACAATCGCACCAATAACAACGCTTTTGCCAGCACCGGTCGGCATCACGGCGCAGACGCGCCGATACCTGGGGAGTGCGGCCCTGAGTTCGTTGTAAACCTCCCTCTGGTACTCCCGCAGTTCAGGCATTAACCCTTCCCCGCTGAGGCTGAGAGGCAATTCGCTCCATTGGCCAGCCTCGGTCAATTCGGTGCTGCATTGCCGAGTAAGAAAGCCCTAGGCGATCTGCCCACTCAGACATTGTGAGCCGAACACCGCGCCACTCAATGAATCGATTGCGGCGAGTGTTGTTAGCTTGTGTCCTTGGGTTCACCCATCGACAGTTTGCCGGTGAGTAGTCAGCGTGAACGTTGATACGATCAATCTGAAGGCTGCTGTCACAGCCGTTATCAAGAGCCCATCGGTAGAAAGCCCTACGACCACTGAGGCCCAGCCATTCGTCGCAAACAGCAATGCCCCTGCCGCCGTAGCAATCCCATCGTGGGTTTGATGGCTCGTAGCACCTGGAAAGCATATTTCGATAGGTGTTCTTGAGCTTGGGGTACAAGTGGCTGGGGATCCAGCGAAGCTCCCGGTTCTGAACTTTGATCCGCAGAGCGTTACGGCAGCTTTCAACCTGCAGACATCCGCAACTATTAGTTCCGCCGCTTCTCAGGTGGCCAGCCCGAACAACCCGAGCCTTCCCGCAGTCACACATGCAGACCCAGCGCCGGCCGTTCTGGCTTGTCGCAGAGCCGACAACCACCAAGCGGCCGAACCGCTGGCCCATGAGGTCGTGTTCGCGCCGTTCCACTGCTGTCGCCATGCAAGCCAGTAGCGCTTCACTCCAGACAGGCTAGCCTGGTAGGGATCGGTACCGCAACCGCCCATGACGCAACCGCAGATGAAATCCCGCCGGCAGCGCCAGTTCATCACCCTCGATCTGCCACAGGAGCAGGTTGCGTGGCTGGACGCCCAAGCCGCGGACATCATGTCCCGCTCCGCCTTTGCTCGCCTCCTCATCTCTCGCGCCATGGAAGCGCAGGCCAAAGAGGGCTGATCCGTGGATGCCGACTCCCGCCCGGCCAGCCCCCGGAGCGCATAGGGATGCGCCAACTCCTGCAAGACCTCCAGGCGTTGCCTGACGGCTGGAGCCTCGTCGCCGTTGACGGCAACAAACGCCCCTACCAGCCCGCTTGGCAGAAGAACCCCCTCACCAAGGACCAAGCTGCCGCCGAAATCAAAGCCGGCCGCGCCAAAGCCGTCGGCGTCATAGCTGGCCCCCTCTCCGCTGGCCTCCTGTTCGTTGATCACGACGGCATCTCCGCCACCGCCGAACTCGAACGCCTCGGCATCCCGCCCCGCACCCTTCCCCTCACCGCCGCCTCCACCTCCGGCCGCGACGGTCGCTTTCAACTTCTCTTCCGCGTTCCCGAGCGCTATTGGCCGCAGATGCGCAACCGGCGCGTCTTTGCCACCGGCCAGACCGACGCCGACGGCAAAGCCGAAAACCTCGACTTCCGCTGGGCTGGCCATCAATCCGTCGTCATCGGTGCTCATCCCATCACCGGCGCATATCGCTGGCTCAAAGGCCGCAGCCCCGCCGAAGTCCAGATCGCCGAAGCACCCGAAGCGCTGATCCGTCTCCTCATTGAAGAGGAACCCTCGCCTCTCGCTCTCTTCGCTCAGCCCGCGGCACCCATCTCCGCCCCGCCGGCCTCCGGCCAGACGATCCCCCTCCTCGACTTCATCACCCGGGCCTCACGCGACCTCATCGAATCCGGCGGCACTCCCGGCTCATGGAACGACGATCAACTCAAGCTCGCACTCGATCTCGTCGGCACCGAATCCTGGATCCTCGCCCAAGGCCATCGCCCGGACATCACCGCCGCCGACGCCTTTGATCAGCACGTCCGCAACGCCCAATCCAAGGCCCGCGATTTCGACGTCAAGAAAGCCCGCCAGCGTTTCGCCGGTGCTCTCAACCTCAACCCAACCCCAGCCACGCCCCTAGACAAGCTCCTCTCACGCCTCGCCTTTCACACCCGCACCCCACGCCCCTCCACACGCCTCAACCCCCCATCCTCCGCACCGACCACCGACCACCACGGGCAGGATCCGCTCCCAGTCCACAACAAGCCCATCAAGCTCGAGGTTCCCGAACTCCTCGAAGTCCTCCGCTCACAAGCCAGCGACGGCGGAATCCGCTTCAACGTCTTCACCCAGCAGATCGAAGTCAACGGTCAGGTCTTCCCCGGCGCCGAGCGCTTCTACCTCCTCCTCGCTGAGCAAGGCATCAAAGCCTCCAAAGACCTCGCCATCGATTGCCTCCTCCAGGTCGCGCACGAGCACCCCTACGACCCGGTGACCCTCTACCTGGATCACGTCGCAGCCACCGTCGAACCCGCCTACATCGACGCCCTCGCAACCGCCTACCTCCGCCCCACCGACGACGGCCCCACCCTCTACGACGAAATGCTCAAGCGCACCCTCATCGGTGCCGTTCGTCGTGCCTTTGAACCCGGCTGCAAGCACGACACCGCCTGCGTCCTCATGGGTGACCAAGGCGGCCGGAAATCATCCTTCTGGGCAGTCCTCGGCGGTCCCTTCTACAGCGACGCCCTCGGCGATTGCTCCAGCAAGGACGACCTCATGATCCTTCACCGTTCCTGGCTCATGGAATGGGCGGAACTTGATCACGTCACCAGCCGCAAGCACGCCGGCTCAATCAAAGCCTTCCTCACCCAGGCAACCGACATCTTCCGCGTCCCCTACGGGCGCAGTACCGAATCGTTCCCGCGTCGCGGCATCATCGTCGGCTCCACCAACCGCCAGACCGGCTTCCTCCAGGACGAAACCGGCAACCGCCGCTTCTGGATCATCCCCACGCCGGCCAACGAATCCAACCCCATCGATACCCCCAACCTCGCCGCTGAGCGCGACGCGATCTGGTCGGCTGCCGTTCACGCTTACCGCGCCGGTGAAACCAGCTACCTGCCCGCTCACCTCGCCTCCAGGGTCGAAGAGGAGAACCTCGCCTACCAGGCCGAGCACCCCTGGAAATCTGTCGTCGAAGCCTGGCTCAACACCCCCGCAGCCACCGGCGGCACCATCACATCAGAGCTGATCCTGACCGCTGCCGTCCAGAAACCCGTCGAACGTCAGACCCGTGCTGACCAGATGCAGGTTGCCAACCTCATGCGCGAGCTCGGCTTCGTCAAGCGCCGCACCACCGTCGGCAACGCGCAGCGCTGGGCCTTCATCAGGGCCTGATCCCCCAACTTGCCAACCTTGCCGGCCGAGGTTGGCAGGGGCAGATCCATTGCGCTGCAAGGCTCTTGCTAACCTAGATAACCTTCTAACCTTAGTAGAACATGGAATGAAAAGGGGAGGTAGGGCAGGGTAGGCACCCCATTGCAGACCACTTTGGGAACGAGGTTGGAGGTTGGCAGGTTGGCAAGGTTGGCAACCGCCTGGCCCCGCTGGCAGCAAAACCGCTAGCTTTCCCATGCGGCCACGATCCCGACCGCAACCGTCTGCCCCTGGAAGCCCCCGCATGGCCCCCGAAGCCCTCTCGTTCACCATCACCCCTCCCGCAGCCCCCGACGCGCCTTCCCGGCC